GTCACCTAAATCACACACGGGCGAATAATACCACCTACCCCCCCTGCTCCACCCCCTTATAAAAATCCTCGCACGCCCGTATAATACCTCGCCGTTTCGGACTACTCGCTGAACGCAACGCTTGACAGGCGTGTTGCTTGTCAGGTGTGCGTTTAACCCATAACACGCACGGGATGTGCGAGGAGGAAGAACAATGGGTATCACTTACAGACAGATGGCAAGAGGAGCAGGTATGTTGGCGAACCTGAACCCCAAGATAACACTATGGGGCAAGGCGTTCAACAAGGTCTTTGACACCAAAGACAAGTATGCCGAGGTTTTCGGTGGCTCAAGCGTCAATGAACAGGCGTTAGCCAAGTATCTCACGCACACGAAGTCAAAGTCAAAGGTCAATGTGTCGCCGAAAGGCAATGGCGAGCTTATCACTATTGCGAATAACCTGTCGCAGGTCGCAACGCAACTCGCCAATTACGCATCAAGGTAAACGCACACGCAAATAACATGAGGGCATGGCAACACGGCTATGCCCTCTGGGAGGAGGTGAGAACAATGAAACGCAAGGGAACAAATGTAGCCATATACTATCGCTACGGCACAGTATATAGCTACGCCAATGAGGCAGAACAGAAGGCAACACAGGATAGGTATCGCAACACCAAGGACGAACACAAGCTCAATGTGGTTGAGGACAGGACAATGATACGCCAGTTGTTCAAGGCATAACCAACAGGAGGGACAATGCCGAAACCAATAGTTATCTCCATTGAGGATTACCATGGCAACACATTGATGGCGTTTGAAATCAATGACCAGTTGGACATAGGTAAGACTCACCAGTGTGAGATGGCTGATGTGGACTATGACCACCACTTCGGCACAGCCAATAGCATGGTCAGGATACAATCAACAGTGAGGGAGGGATAATGTGCGAACATTGTAAGCACAGGAACAAGTGCCGTTTCAAGGCATTGATTAAGGGCGTGGTTGTCCACTTTTGCCCTGACTTCTGTGCCTTCTGATGGCTAACAGAGGGAGGTGTCCAATGAAACCCACATTGGAACAGATGCGTGAACAGATGATACAACAGGTGAGACATGACACACCTGAAGTTGTCAAGAAACGCAACCAAGTCGTCAGGTATTTTGATGACACAATGTATGAGGACAAGGAGGAACATGAGTAAACTGAACATGTATGGGCATGACATTGTTGTGTCCAAGCAAACTCTCATTGACAAGGGTGTGATACAAGAGGCACCCAAGCCCAAGCCAAAGCCAACACCCAAGGTGAGACACCTGAACAGCACATGGTATGATGACGCACTTCACAGACGCAATGAGCTGAACAAGAGGAAGCACAAGGGCATCAGAGTTTATTAACCAAAGGAGGACAAATGAAGTGAGCATATGTTCAGAGTGTGGCAAACATATCCATGAGTGTGCCTCATGCCCTGTTATAATGAGGAGCATGTCATGGAAGGTGGCGAAGGACTTGAACTCACACCCACGCAAGGTGGAGCGATATAATCCCACGCCACAAGGAACACACAGGTTCAAGGCATACTGCCCTGTGTGTGGGCAATACCAGTATGCGTTGACAGATGACGGCTCATTGGACATAGTGTTCGGTGAGCCATACTACTGTGGAAACCCAGCATGTAATGCGTTGCTTGATAATGGCGTAGAGTAGGAGGAACAATGAAAGAGGACATCTGTAAACTGTGCGAATACTACAACAAGAGGACTGGCTACTGTGAGTCAGACTTGGATGACAGAGTTCCTATCCAAAATGTGTGTCAATGTGGTGAGGCAGACAAGATAGTGGATAATCTCCACACCTTTGAAAACCTTGACCCAAAATAACAACCAAACAAGGAGGATACATGAACAACACAAAGGCAAATCTCAATGACCTTAAGGTAAACCCCAAGCTCAAGCTCACTGAAGCACGGAGAAAGGCTTTCGTTAAGATACTTGAGGACGAGTTCGTCAACCAGACCACAGCCCTCAATGCCAACCTCAAGGAGGCACAGGAGAAGGTCATCATCCAATGGAAGAAGGACACCAACTGGCACAGGCTGGTCAAGGATTACAAGACAGCCCAAGCCAAACTGGATTTGGCTGCGAAAGCATTGGAAGAAACAGGGTTGGACTCAACAGGGAGCAAACTCAACTACTCAAGGCGTGATAAAGCACAGGAGAGCATCAACAAACTGGACGAGAAGATAGACAGGGCAACAACTGCCCTGCGTATACCCCACAACATCAAGAACAAGCTGATAACCAAGCTCAACATGTGTGAGTATATGGGTGAAGCACAGGTGATACTCACCCATGTGTTGGGTAATGGTATCCTGCCACAAGTGGAGAAGAAAGACCTGCTCATGTTGACAGATGAAAGGAAGGGCTAATGATAGTCTACACAGTCTACCCAATGGAGATAACTGGAGCGTGTGAAGAAGGGTGTGAAGGCAAACTGGAAGGGCGAGTAGCATACACAACAGGGACATACTTCAAGTCAATGGAAGATGCTGTTCAGTATATCAAGGACAACTGTGATGTTGAAGATGGTTGTGTTGATTACTGTATAACACTTGAGTGGTGTCCAGAGGAGGGATAATGACACAGATACTGATAGTGTTGGGTCTTGTCCTATGTATAGGCGTGATGTGCTTCATCATAGGATACCAGGTAGGTTGGAATAGCTCCGTGAAGTTCACGGAGCATTACATTGACAAACTGTGGAACCAATGGGAGGTAGAATGATATGCCAGAATTATTAAGAACACTGACGGACATCTACGACACGCTATACAGGGTGGCCATGTTCCTTGCAAGGCTGACAAGATACCTTGATAGGCACGACATCTTCACACAAGAGGAGACGAAGAACCTGTATGAGTTGTTGGAAAAGATACCTGATGGGAAGGAGGGATAATGCCAAGGATACTGGACACAATAGGCAAATACAACATAGTTGAAGGCAACGATGGCGTTCTGTATTGCACATGTCCAGCATGGAAGTTCAGCAAGGACAAACCCAAGACATGTAAGCACCTGACAAGCTACCTGCGTAGGCAACAGACCATGCTTGGTGATGATGAGCATGTGCCAACACTGATAGTAAGCGATACCAAACTGGACAAGCTAATAGACAGGGCGATACATCAACTGAAAGGACGGGAACAATGACAAGAACAGAAATGCTACGAGCAAAAGCAAAGGAGGAACATGCCAACACCTGTAGTTAGAGTGGAACACATGCACCTTGTCAATGGGACAGGTGTAACCAAAGCGTTCTGTGATTTGGTGATACTGGATACCTTCGTAGTCAAGGGACTACGCATAGTGAACGGCAAACACGGGCTGTTCCTGTCCATGCCAACACAGAAATCAAAGGACGGCAAGTGGTATGAAACTTTCTATCCCACAAGCAAGGAGATGAGGAAGGGACTACAAAGCCTTGTCCTTGAGGCGTATGAGTTGGAGATGGAACAAGTGAAAGTGGTGCCGGAACAGGAACAAGTAGCATCAAAACAACTGAAGATACCCAACAACATGAATAATCTACATTGAAAGAGTGTTGAAACTAAAGAGAGGAGGTGATATAATGAACATAGCTCCAAGACTGGAAATGAAAACCAAGGACAAGGATGTGCGGTTTCCTGCCGTAGTTGAGCCGAAGTATGACGGCGAGTTCAATGTCTACTTCAACGGCAAGCTCATCAACAGACACGGAAGGGTGAGGGCCAACACTGCTATCACGGATACGCTCCTAAGTATATTCGGCAGTGACTGTGTGCTGTATGGCGAGCTTATCAAAGAGGGTGGTCAAGCAGGTGACATCTTCAAGCTCAACAGCGATAAGGATAATCCCACATGCTACATGGTCTTTGATGTGTTGCATTACCAAGGCGAGGACCTCACAAAGCATCCGCTGATGGAACGGAAAACACTGCTGTCTCAGATATGGGACACTCTGCCCGACGGGGCGGTCTGGAACACATGCACGGGTGACTTCAATGTGGATATTGTCCTCGGAACCAAGGTGCATACACATCAAGAACTATGGCGTGAATATCAACAGGCTACCAAGTCAGGATACGAGGGTGTGGTTGTAAAGCCACTCAATAGTGTGCTACCTGTGACATCATGGGTTAAGCTCAAGACTGAGTTCACCTCAGACCTCAGGGTCTATAAGGTGTGCCAAGACCAAGAGCGGATAGAGGTAGAGCATGATGTATACAATGAGGCAGGTGACTACCTGTTCAATGTGGTAACTGGCGTGAAGTGTGTTGATAAATACAAGAAGGACATCAAGGTGGGTGACATCGTTGAGGTTAAGTATAATCAGATACTGGGTAGTGGGTCATTGAGACACCCAGTGTATGTGCGTAAGCGTGATGACAAAACAAGAGGGGACAGCATAACTGTCCGCAGAGGAGGTGACGAGAGTGAAGACGAGCAAAGTGAGTGACCAGACACTGCGTGAAATGCGTGATACCTTAAAGCCACACAGGCAGAACAGCAAGTGGATAGCACACCAGTTGCTATCACAGAGAGGGCAAAAGCTACATCACAGCACGATAAGGCAGAGGTTCATTGACATGGGTGAACCACTGGGAGGCAAGAAGACGACACCAAAACCAACACCACAAGGAGGAGGAAACATGAGCAAAGGAACCTTCAAGTTCAAGAAGGGCGATAAGCTAATCATATCGCACACCTTGCCTGATGATGACACTGTATTACCCGGCATCAATGACGAGATGAGGCAGATGAAGGGCAGGTCAGTGACCATATCGGACATGGTAGATGACAGCAGAGGCAGGATATACTCTGTTGAGGAGTGTGAGTGGGCGTGGCTTGAGGACTGGCTTGAGGTGAAGAAGACCAAGACGAAGCGTGAGATAGAGGTGAACGCTGACCCGGTAAACCCAGAGTTGGAACAGTTCATACCCAAAGCTGAGGTGTTCGCACACTATGTGGAGAGGGGTGTAGATGACAGGCTCGCTACTCACTTGGACCTTCAGGCATCAGGCAAGGGCAACAAGTATCCACTGTTGCAGGGTAAGCAGGGAACAGGGAAGACCATGGCACCGCAGTATTACGCACACAAGAGGGGGCTTCCTCACTTCCTGTTCTCCTGTTACGAGGACTTCAAGTTACCCAAACTGTTCGGTGATAAGACAATACGAGAGGGTAACATAGAGTTCATTGAGTCGCTGTTCGTCAAGGCGATACAGGGGCCGTGCGTTATAACCTTTGATGAAATCAATGCGATAAGTCAGCCCAATACCTATGACTTCCATGCATTGACAGCCAACAGGGAGCTGTTCATCAAGGATGCTGACAACGGGAACGGCAAGGTGTATAAGTTGCACCCCGGCTGTCGCATATGCTTTGCTCAGAACCCAAAGAGCAAGAAGTATATCGGCGGTAATGTGAGAGCGAGCAACTTCCTTGGCCGTTGCACTTACATCAGCTACCCGGAGTTCACAACCAAGGAGCTTGACAGCATACTTGAGAAGGCACACCCCGACATGACACCGGCAGAGAGGTCACTGTTCGTCAAGTATTACGAGGCTGTGAACAAGACGATAGACAAGAGCGAGTTGCCTGTTGACATCAGCATAAGACAGCTCCACAACATGATAGACCTGTGGATGGCAGGCTTCTCACTGCACGAAGCGATAGAGGACGGCATGGCTTCGGTTACTGAAGCGATAAGCCAGCCGTCAGCAAAGGAACCGTTGATGACACTGGCCAAGGGTGTGTGGTCAGACCTCAATGAAAGGAGAGTGTAATGGACGCACAAGAAAGGCAAAGGCGTAGGACATTTGACATCATCTCAAAGTTCATGGCTGACAAGAGCAGGGTGAGCCTTGAGATGGTAGAAAATGCGATACCTTCATGCAACCCAAAGACAGGACACATCACACTGCCGAGCAACATGAAGACCGAGAACCTTATGGCAGCGTTGGGTCTGCTCGCACATGAGGCAGGACATATCAGGTTTACCAAGTTTGATTTGTCCAAGGCTGTGCGTAAAGACAGTGACCGGCACATCATCAATGCATGTGAGGATGCACGCATTGACAAGCAGATGATGGACCTGTTGCCCAACATGCGTGGGTTCTACCAAGAAATGTATGACAGCTTCGCTGAGAAAAGGAAGAAGAAACCAAGCACGGCACCCATTGAAGTCAAGATACTTCAGGCCCTCATCAAGAGGAACGAGGGGTTTATGGAGAGTGTGGAGCCTGATGTATACAAGGCCATATCCGGACACAACTTAGACCAATACTTCCAAGAAGTGATATACAAACTGTATGACTTGGCCGGCAGCGACACGAAAACCCACAGGCAGGCACTATGGGGTGCCATAGATAACTTCGCCAAGAGGTTGTTCAAAGCAAAGGAGGAGCATGAACAAGAGCAACAAGCAAAGGGACAAAAAGGAAAATGCAATGGCGGAAATGGCGGTGATGGCAACACTGGACAAGGCTCTAACTCCACAAAGGATGCTCAAGGCACTGGCAGCGGGACAGGTGCAGGTGATAAACAAGAGCCTGACAGCGAAGGAGACGATACAGATAGTGGAAGCGGAGACGGCGATGAGGGAGATGTTCCACAAGGCAATGACAGCGGAGACGGAGGACCCGGCCAGAGCAGGAAGGCAGTCCAAGTCTCGGGCGACGGCACCTTCAAGGAGAGGCCGAAAGCCAACACCGAACTCAACCTTGACGGCATGGATGAGTATGAAGACGAGAAGCGTGAGCTACTTGAAGCGGACGAAAGCGTGGCTTATGAGCCTATTACGGAGAACGAACAGATAGCACTGAGAGAGACAACCAAGGTGTGCTTCACGGAGCTGTTGAACATCAAGGAAACCAAGGTCGTTCCCGAAGGTGAGGTGTTGGATACGGACAACTTGGTAGCGTTCCCCGTAGGTGACATTGATGCTATCTACAAGGACGCAACGCATACCAAGAGGATGAAGTCAAAGGTGCTGTTGCTGTTGGACTGTTCGGGTAGCATGGAGGAAGAACTCTATGACAAGGTGAGCAGGGAGCAGACAGTGGCAAGCACAGCCAAGTCCATAATACACATACTTGAGGAGTGCAACCAAGCGTATGGACTGGATGTGACCTATGACCTGCGTGCATTTGGTAACCGATACCACATCTTGAGCAAGGAGAACTGGGAGCGTGAATACTTCAGGATACCTGACGGCGGCACATCGTTGGAGACGGCCTTCAATGCGTCACTGGAGGAGATGATGAAGGCATGGGATGTGGATGGGAACAAGCTCATCCTCACTATCACTGACGGCGAGGTGAACCAGCGAGAGATAGAGGAAGTAAGAAAGAAAATCATAGACAATGCAAGCACAATTAAAGTCATGGTGGTGGGTGTCGGTGCTTGCCCGGTCGGCCACTTTACCAAGCTGATAACAAGGCACAACATTATCACTGGTGAGATGGCAGACAGGACCATCATGGACGCAATAACAGAGATGTTAGACTAACCAAAGGAGGAAGAAGATGGCAAGAGCAACTAACTTGAAGATTATCGCAACGGACGCAGGTGTGGTGTGTGATGTGAAGATGGAGAACTTGAGCGGGCGTAAGCCGAGGACAGTGGCAGGTGTGCCTATTGAAATCAAAGCGGATGGGTCACCGAAGCTCAAGTATAAGGACCATGCCGGCAATGAGCTGTCCTTTACCAACATGCTGAACGGACAGCCCGTGATGACAGATGGCCGTGGCTATGTGGATGAGCATGGCCAGTTGCAGGACCCGATACCATACATGGTGTTGGAGGACGGCACGGAACTGGTAGCAGAGCCGAGGCCAAAGACAGAGGTGTATGAGATAAAGGGTTGGATGCCCGAAGGAACAGAGAACAGCTATCTGATAGAGAAAGTGTATCAGATAAGGCCATCACAAGGCACATCCAAGAAGGATGTCATCCGGAACCAGACCAAGCATGCCAACACCGCAGCCATGAAGAAGTTGTATGACTACATGGTTGAGCATGGCGTGGTAGCCAAGGCAGTGTGCAATGTATCAAGCACAGGCAAGCTTGACTATGTTGGGTTCCTGAAGGCGGTGGACCTTGGGACACAGTGGACCATGGAGATGGTGATAGCCAAGCAGGAGAAAGAGTATGCTTGGATGGAGGAAAAGAACTTCCAAGCACAGGCACAGCAACAGCAACAGGCAACCATTAAGAACAACATAAATACAGTGGATGCACTGTAAGGAGGACACAATGAAGAAGACCATATTCAGAAAGCACGACCCCCAACCACCCATACCTGCGGAGTGTGGGCCACATATGCCATGCTATGTGCGTGACATAGACAGTAAGGACAGGTCATGTGTGCAACCTGCTTGGAAATGCACAGAGTGTATGAACCGATACAGATTGGAGAAACAAAATGGAGCATGACAAATATGAGTTCTATGACCAAGACTCACCGGAAGGAAAGGCCGCATACAAACAGGCCCTCGGCGATGCCTTCCTCACATTGAGTGAGATGCAGAGGGGGGACTCCTTCTATATCATAACCATCAAGAAGGGGTTGTTCTCCAAGTCGGGGAGGATAATCGGGAAGTGCATGAGCCAAGATGTAGACCAAATGAGGAAGTTGCTTACCCAGTTATCGGATGACCTTTCCAAATCCAACAGCACCAAGGAAGAATACGATGAGTTCAACAGAATAATGGAGAACTTCTATGACAACGATACCGAACAACCCGACGAGCAAGGACCTCCTGACACGGAAGGAGATTAAGACTGAAGCTGACCTTGTAGTGTTCCTTAAGTATGCCTACCTCTCAGGCTACAAGGAAGCTTACAAGCTGAGTGTGGAAGGCAAGGTCTGCCCCCGCTGTGGGGAAACTATACGCAAGAGACTCGCCCCGGACGATAAGACACTATGGAAAAGGATAAGTGTTCACTTCCATAAGTGGCTCTTGTCCATATCTAAGCAGAACCCGCATCAAGAATAGCCACGAACCCACGCTGATATGGCCTCTTAACGCACAGCAAGGGGATACCATTGCCCCCGTATCCCTTTGCTTGTGCAAGGCCACGCCTGATAAACTCTGCCTTCCGCTTGGACAGCAACCCAACGAACCCACGCATGCTGATGGCAAGTATATCGGAGACCTCTATCTCATGTGATGGTATAAGCACATACAGCGTGTGGCTTTTCTTTGTCCCCACCACGAACCCGCAGGTGTAGTCAACCATAAGATACTTGGGAACCTGCTTACCATACTTGCACTCTATTGAATAAATAGGATGGTCAATATCAGCAACCCTATCATGGTAACCAACACGGATGTTGCGTTTCCCACCAAGCACATGGGCTACCTCCTTCTCAAGTTCTTTCCACGCTTTCACCACGCCCCCCTTTTACTATTTTCTTAGCCGCTTTTTCTATAAGGTCATCCAAGCTTTTGTCCTTCTTCTCGGTAAGCTTTTTCTTTTCGTTTGACTTGAGCTTCTGTGCCTGCTTAAAAGCACTGCGAATATACTCATTGTGGGTCGCATAAGAATAAGTCGCAGTGAACAGGTCACGCAAATCCGTATCAAGTAGCCCACCCCAATTTTCTGTTGCTACGATACCCATGTTATCACCCCCAATAGTAACCCGTATAACCAACACGCCCACCACCAGCTATCAGCCGGACACCATACCTTGACCAAGCCTATCTTTTTGCATGGCCCCCAGCTCCACTCAAAACAATTAGAACTGATGGCGGCCCCGATAAAACCAACACCCGACAGCACAAGGATACCAAGCATAGGCAACCAAGAGAACCCATGGCCCACCCAGTAATACCATGCCGGTATCGCACCGCACAGCAACCCGTTCAGGAACAACCCGAAGAACCCCATGGCCTGCTCTATTATGTCCGTCCCGGCCCACACCATCTGTATGCACTCATCATAGAACAGGGCTTGGTATATGCCCCAGCTTAAGAACACAAGGAACAGGTAGAAATACCAAGGGTATCCACCAAGCAACGCAAAGACAGCCGTCACCAAGCCGACCAACAGGCCACGCTTCCACTTGCCGAAGCCATGCTCTCCCCCGATAGCCCACGCAAACCCCATCAGTATCGCCAGTATTATGCCCATCATTCCCCCTTTACAAATGTCGCCAACACATCCATCTCGTCCTGTAACAGCATCTCCTCCCCGTCAATGACAAGGCCAACCCCTACAAACTTGTCTATCAACACCCGGTCACCCACCTTAAGGTCTATGCACTCATTGGCCTCTACTACCTTGCCCGTCAGCAACCTGCTGTTTCCCCACAGGTCAGCATCCACCGATTCCGGAAGGTGTATACCGCCCTGAGAAACAAGCTTGGGTATCTCCAACTGCAACAACACATGTCCCCTCTTAGGCTTTAGTAACATCATACTCTCCTTTTTTGTATAGTTTTTTTGCCTTTCGGTATGCCCTTCTTGGGTCTACCTTTTTTCTTATGCTTTCCGGCAGGTGTGCGTATTGCATCATCACTGCCTTGCGTATCGCCTTTGACTTCACCTTCCTCATGTTCCCCCAGTTCATATGGTTTCGTAGTCATCACCCATGACATTCCTCAACGGCACAGCATAACAAGTTATTTTCCCGTTAGTTTCCAGCGGGTGCTTCACTATGTCCGCACCCGTCATCTGGTAACTTCTTCCCTTTAGCGTTCCCTTTGTGAACACTATGTCGTTTAGGTCTTTTACTTTGTATTTTGCTATCAGCACCGTCCTGTCGTGCCACCGTGGGTTCCATATTTCTATTCTGTTCATCCTCCTCCAATCGTCTTGTCAGCCACCCCTCATAGAGTATGCCTTCATCCAATGTTATACGATACTGTGCTATGACACTATCATGGCACGCATGGCATAACCCAACGGCATTGAAGGGGCTATGCACGAAGTTAGGACACATTGAACGGGCCAGACTGCTGTTGTGCAACCTGTGATGCACTTCTTCCATTGGTTTAAGACAGTGCTTACAATACCCGTGCTGTGCTTTAAACACAAGTGTCCTAACTTCATGCGAGAACCCCTCACAATTCATGCCCTACCTGCTGTCCTTGTTTTGGCACCTCTCGGTGGTTGCCTCTTGGTCCCACGGTTGCCAACACCACCGCCGGAACCATCACGCCTGCGGGTCCCACCGCAACTACCCCTGCCACCACGACCTGCGTTACCACGACCTGTTCTTGCCATCACTTGTCTCCTTTCAGTTTACCTCTCGGGACTATGTATACCTTCCCGTCCTTGTATATGACATCCAGCCTGAACTTATACTTCGTCTTGGCCCGTGTCCTGATATAGGATTTGAACCCCGTATACTGTTTCATGTTCTCAATGCCAAGGCTACCCATGTCATTCCACATAACATCCTCAGTGTCCAAGGTGATAGCCCGCTCAATGATGTGGTCATACCTGCCCCTCACCTGCTTGCACCCCTGCTCCAGTATGTCCTCCACATTGCTCTTTGGTATCACCAGCCACCCGTTCCCCGTTGCTATCTTCTTCTTCCTTCCCATCACACCCTCCTTTGTTTAGATACGCTACGATACATGGTATACAGAACATGCTACCCCACACCTTGATGTGCGGTGTATCGCCGCACTTATCACACCTGAGTATTACTTTCTCCAATACACACCAGTCCAGTCTATGATATTAAGCGGCGTTGTTATCTTACGCTTCCACCGGAAGTCTGTCACCGCATATCGGCAGCCCTTGACTGCCCCGTAGTCATCTATGATACAGAACCCACCGGGTGAGAGCTTATCATAGAGTATATCCAACACCTCAATGGTTGACCCATACATGTCCCCGTCCAGCCGGAGTATAGCAAGCTTGTCTATCGGTGCCGTTGGCAGGGTGTCCTTGAACCAGCCCTCAAGGAAGACCACCTTGTCATCCAACAGGCCCTCCTTCCTGAAGTTATCTTCTACCTCCTGCCTGCTGACCGCCAACTCCTTACGCCTGTAATGCTTGTCACCATCGTCAGCCCTATACTTGGGGTCGGGGGGCGGTAGCCCACGAAAGGAGTCAGCCACGAACACTCGCCTGCCTGTGTGCATTGACTGCATGAGCATACACATGCCCCCCTTCCAGACACCAGTCTCTATGAAATCTCCCGGGATACCTTCCGCCACGACGGTATCAACACACCGCATAAGGTTATCCACACGACTGCCGGTAACCATAGTATAATCTTTATACATCTTTGTCACTCTTGTCTTCCCACGCTTTGCGTATAACCGCCCATATATCTTGATACCATGTGCGGTCTGAATAGCCCAGCTCATGCCGTGCTATGTCCACCACCACTTGGATGTCCGAATCGTTATCAGAATTATAGGCGGTCTCTATCTCCTCATCCCACTCGGAACAGAAGTCCATCAAAGCCTTACGCCTTACTTTGTATTTGCTCATCAAGTCCCCACCTTTCTTGCCAACACCTCTTACTGCAATACCGTTGCTGCGGGTTCTTCTGGTTAAACCTCTTACCGCACATCTCGCACTTTACTTTTGTCTCTCTCCGAAACCCTTTCTTTTTTTCTGCCATATTATTCCTCCGTTCTCATACAGCCGTATAGCATCGGGATACTCACGGTATAATTCCCAACACTTGGTAGCCTTGTCAGCCTCCTCCCACTCCAGCCATATGGACATGTATTCCTCCAATGCCTTGGCGTTGCTGTAGTTAGAGGAAGTAATCTTACCTACGGCATCCATATACTTAGACACCTCAGGGTCCTTGAACACACGCAAGAGTATCTCCTGCTTCGCCTCTTTCTTCTGTGTCTTCCAGTCCATAGTATCCATGTCAGCACGGAGGGACTCCAGCTTATGCGGCGTAGAAGGCAGAGGCTGGTAAGCAAACTTATCCAACATGCCATAAGCCACCTCGGCCATGTATACTTCAAGCTCCTCTTGCGGAAGGCCAGCCCTTAAGGCGGCCATACATACCGCACCTATCTCATCATTGGCGTTCCATACTATCTCCACCGTCTGTCTCCTTATCCATTATCCTTTGGGTTGGTGGGGGCTGGTCTTCTATGTTGCCTTAGTGTAACTACCATTTGTCATTACTCGGCTCGTTCTGCAGAACTGCCTTTCATCAAGCAACAAACCCCCATAACTCCTCCTTTAAATTGGCTCCCCGAACAGGTCTGTTACCCTGTTCCATTTGTAATAAGCAAGCTCATAATCACCACGGCCATACTTATCCTTAAACTTCTGTGTTGATATGGGGACACCCAGCTTTACCACCGTCCCCTTGTAGTCCACATGGGTATAGCCACGACCTACCGGGACAGCAACCAGATGCTCTACCTCGGCGTCCTTACCCAACACCTTGACACCCGGTATCACCGTCTTAGCCTTATATACTTTTGTATTTTGCGAGTGGGTCGTATTTGTCTGCATACTTATCCTCCAATGCTTTGGCATAGTTATGGTCGTTGGCTATGAACCAGTCTATAGTGGCCTTCCATCCCCTGTCATTATGACCCTTCATAAAGGAACTCTGTGCCATCTTGTCTATAGCCTCCTTCCAGTTGTCCTTGAAGTGTATGTTCTCAAACCTCTTGCCCAGCTTCTTTTCCCTCTCGGGAGTGAGAGTAACTATACGGGGTAGTCCTTTCTTACTATTCCAGTAGTCTACTATCTCCTTATAGATACTCTCTTGTATATCCTTATCCTTATCCTTCACCCTTATTATACTGTAATGGTTAGATAACCCTTTACTAACCCTTTCCATCTGTTTTATCACACCCCTATGTGTAGAGGATGCAGGATTAAGGGGTAAGCCATACTGGAACTCAATGAACTTGGGTATAAACCAGTATGTCCCACCGTTAAGGATACGCACCTTCTCACCATAAGCCACAAGGATTTCCCTCTCGTCATATACTTGAGCAAGATGATGGCTGGCCAGTATAAGGTTGACTTTATATATACCGGCACAGTCACACTTGTCTAAGATGTATACCCATAAGAACTTATACTTGGTTTCAAGATTATAGAACCAAGGGTCGTCCCATTTATCCGTATCTGTCAGTCTCTTAGCCACTTTAAACACCCCTTATTTTCAACAGAAAGGGGCCTCAGAGGGGCGAAAGGGGGGGAAGAAGATGAACCCCCCTTAAAAGTGGGAATGCCCCTCTAAGGACCTTATATCGCCTCAGAAGGGTGGTTCTTCTTCGCCCGCCACCATGACAGGTTGCTGTGATGCGTCCACGCTGTAGTTTGTCACCTTATTATTGTTGTAGTCCTTGTCATAGCTGACAGTCCAGTAGGTAGTGCATCCCTTGCAGGCATCAAGAACCTTGGCAAAGGACTTGGACCCTACCTCCATGGCTGACAGGTTTGACAGGTCTACATTACACGCCTGAACAAGGTTGGCTATGCGGAACAGGGATTTCTCTGTAAGGGGTGTGTAGTCCCTCATAGGCCCACCTGTGTCAGGACCCTCTATGATAGTGGATGTCCACAATACCTGAGGGGTCTTTGTGTTCTTGGCTTCAGTCTCCTCCCAGTCCTCAATACGCACACGATAGGTGCCAGCCGCATACACCGGGAAGCTCTGGCTCGCTACCTTGCTCCAATCAATTACAGCTTTCTTGCCCATTACTCCTCCTTTTTCTTGTAATCATACTCACGCAATTTTGTCAGCAAGGTAGGGAAGTCGGCTACCTCGGCATCGTCAAGGCCCTTGAATTGACACTTGGTAACACACTGGTCATCAGGTCCGAACTTGACCCACCGTTTCCCTGACTTGTCTGACACTCGCAGATGTCCACACACATCTACGATACCCACTATCTCCGGAGCTATACGCTTTGCCATCTTCGGGAAGGTGGCTGTCAACACCTTGCCGTCCATGTTGCGTATATCCAGCGGGAACTCCCATGCGTTGAACACTACCGTGATACCCTTGAACACAAGGTCACGGAACAACCGCAGGTATTCCCTCATCTTGAACGCACCATCACCGTATTCTTTTATCTCGGTGAACTCCTTGTCCCGCTTGCGTGTCAGATACAGCAGGATGAACTGTTCCATCTCGCTGATGTTATCCAACACCACATACTTGAACGGGTGCTTCTCAGTGGCCAGATACTTATACATCTTCTCCAGCCTTTCAAGCTCGTCCTCACCTTTGATACTGAACACCATGTGGTCAGTTCCCATCAACGGCCCCACCCCCGCCTCAAAGCTGATGAACAATGTCTCACCAGCCGGGAGGGTGCTTGCCATTGTGGTCTTGCCTACACCGGGATTAGCGTATATCAGGAACGATATTCCCCGCTGTATCTTATCCGGCACCTTACTCGGATTAAGAGTGTTGTTCGGTATATTACCGTTGGACATATGGACCTCCTCCAAACTTACCTGCCCTCGCACGGAGGTCAGTCTCTGCTTTCCACCCTATCACCACTTCAGTTAGGGTCTTTACCGCTCCCGTCAGAGACAGGATATGCTCCTGCAAACTGTCCAAGGAAGCTGGAGCTTGCGGCCGTTCCTGTTGACTGGCATTTAGCGGTGATTTCTTGCTGTCTATGTCTGGCATCTTTCACCTCCTTCTGTAATACTTCAAGTTCGTTTAATGGCACACACTTTGCTGTGCCTGTGCCTGAATCCCACATCGGTTGCACGGGCGGATACTGTGGGGCCTGTATCTGCATAGTATCAAGCTTACTGAGTATCTTATCCAACAGGTCCTTGAGCATGTCCTGCCTCATAAGCAGGGCGTTGATACCGTCCTTCACCAAGTCAAGCTTGGTCTCCACACTGAGACTGGCCCACTCCACTGTCTTGTCGTTATTCAGTATCACAGGCTTGCCCATCTTGTCCAGCAAGCGTTTCTTCGGTGTGATTAACAGTGGCTTCTCTTTTTTTCCTTTCTGCATAACTCTCCCCCTTTTCAAAACATAATTGAACAGTCAGCTCATCGGGCTTTTCATCCCAACATATCTTTGAATACGGACACTCTTGATTAAACTGCCAGCATGCTTCTGGGTTGCGGTAATACCTGCCCGTCTTCTTACGCATGCGTATATCCTGAATAAGTGTGGTCATGTCCTGTTGCCACAGGTTGATGTCTGTTTCGGTGCGGTAGGTATAGTAACGGCGATAGTAAAACTCAGGCCGGTCATGGTAGTCCTTCATTATACGCAGTCCGAACTGGTCCATGTTCTCGGTAAGACGCTTACGCAACATAGGCCGCTTGATGATGTCAAACATGATACCGGCTATCGGTAGCTCTGTTTTTTTGTTGGCACCATAAACATACCCAGTCCCCTGTGCTGACTTACTGGCCCTACCTTCAAACTGTCTCATGCTTAATCCGGTAGTCTTAAATTCCCTGACCCACCAGTTCCCGTTGGATAGGACGAGACCATCAAGTCGGCCTATGAAGCGTATGCCCCGTGAGGAAGGCAACGGAACTTCAAACTCCATCTCCGGTATCACTTCAGTTATCTCTGCGTCATACTCTGCGAAAGGAAAGTTGCCAAACATGCCAAGGGTCTGGTAACGAGCGACCACCAGTTCTTCTTGGTCTATCAATTCTGCTTTTGATATTTCTTCTGCGAAACTTTTTCTGATGTAGTCAAGGCAGTCATCGTGCGAGACACCAAGGTAATGTTGCTCCATGGCACCATGCAGTATACGGCCTGTAATCAGGGATGTAGAGTGTTTGCGTGGGACGAGGTGTTCAACTGAATCAAAGAAATATTTTTTCCAGCAACTGCGTGCTATTGCGGATGAACGGTATGAAATGTATTCCACTTTACTCCTCGGTTTTTAACTTCACCGATAGTATAGCATGAAAAAATCTTTAGTCAAGAGGGTAGCCCAAAAAAAGCAGAGGTTTTTTCAGGAAATCATAGTCCCATTGTTTCCTCGGAAGGTTACGCCAGAGTTGCATCCTGTCTTTCCGGGGAGGGGGGATGTTCTTTATCTCTATGCCCACGAAATCCCCGAGCCTTTTTACCTCCCGTTCAGGGTGTTCAAGGAAATCCTCATACCGTATCATCAGGAAGTTTTTGGGGGCAGGGGTCTGGAACATGATGTCAAACTGGAACTTCCATGACAAGGCCCGGTTCATATAGACATCATCCGTCAGGGGGCAGGGGACATCAAAGGCACCCAGTATATCCGTGATGTGCGGACCCTGTATGACATCCCGTGGGTCCCTTACCCAATAGACAAAGCTCATCTCGGGGAACATGCGGGCCAGCCACGGGTAGATAAGGCCCGTCTCCGGTAGCTTCCACCCACGCTTACCCTCCCTGTTAATGATAGACGAAAGATACTTGCTGAGTTGCTTGTCAATGTTGGGTATAGTGCCGCTGATAAGGGTCTTCAGGTTCCACAGGCCACCGGTGATATGCCTCGCACGGTAACCGGCCATACGGCACACGCTATAATAGACATTATTTGTGCCTATCAGGTCCATGGATTTGTTGAGAGGGGTCCCCATAAACACGCCGTTATCTTGTAAAAGCTGTGTAGGAATCCTTGTCCCAGAGTGACCCCTCCCGAAAACGCACACCACATCCTGCGAATTAAGCGAATTAAGCGGATTAACTTTCACTTAACACTTACCCCCAACTTCAAGAACCAGAACTTGATACCGACAAACGCCTTGTCCTCACACGATGCCACATTGGTAATGGTCCCTGTCTGGTGAGTAACATTGGTAGGTGCCAGAAAGATTTTCCAGAACACAGCCAAGCATACGATAGTGACGGCTATGTTCCAGAGTAGCTTACCCAACACCACCCCGTTGAAGATATTGAACCCGCCAAAGAGCTTGAGTAAACTGAAGCCTGAGAATATCATCAGCTTATCCTGAAGAACTCTTTAATGACTTCAAGTATCTTGTTGTCCACATTGGTGGGTGTCACCTTGACTATGCACTCCACGACCCTTAGAAGCAATAGGCCGGCCGTTGCTATCTCGGCCCAGTTTGCTTTAACGAAGGCGATAATTTGTTCCACTTGTCATCCTCCTTGTTTAACAGCTTTTCTTTAGCGTCATTATACAACTTATCTAAAGCATCTGACAGCTCCCGCTGTGCTAAAGCGATGCGTTTCATGTCGTGGAGTATAAGGTTGTCCATTATATTACCCCCAAGTGTTGCCTTCTTACCCTCTTGGTAGAGGTCTGGAACTTATAGGCGTAGGGATTTGTCATGCGTAACATGAAGTTTTCCAAGATGGTGTTTATATCCTCGCCCTTATCCATAGCCAACATCATCAACTCCTCATAGTCACCGGCCATCCATGCCTGCTTCATCTTCTGGTCTATGCGGCCCTTCTCGTATTTCTCCGTTGCCCTTAACCTCATCAAGTCCTGATAGTCCAAGTAATCTTGGCCAACACCGCCGGTTGACCTGCCGGTGCGGACACCTACAAAGCCAAGCATGTCCTCCTTGCTTGACCTCATCTTCTCATAGTCCGTCAGCTTGACAAAGCCCGGGTCAAAGCTGTTGATGAACCTCATTATCCCATGCTTAAGCCTCTCCTGCGGGGGTGCCCCCTCGTCATAGTCTATGGTGTTGTCGCCCCACCACTCCTCACCCAGTGCCGTGTTGACTATGAGGCCAAGCGTCGGGTCCTTCTTGTTGCCGAAGTATCTCATGGCCTTGCCTTGGGATACATCCCACGGTGTCCCTAAGAGCATAGCAAGGTCCCTGACATCCTTAAAGAGCGGAGGTGTCCATGTGATGCCGTTGCCCATCTCGTCTACCATGCCCGTATCCACCTCAAACCACTCGTCACGGGGCTTCTCCCACGGGAATACGCCGCCCACAAGGTAGCTGTATATGCCTGCCATGGTAGCAAAGCCCAACACCTGTGACATTATCTGCCTCCTAAAGAACTGGGCGTTAGCCTTCAGCTCCTTCTCTGTCCATCCGTGATGGCCCAGTGTAAGCGTCTGCCTCGTATCCAACGGCCCAAGAACAGGACCACGCCCGAACATGCCGGATGCCTGTTTCCAGAGCGAGAGCTGTGCGTTACGGGCAAGCAGGACATACCTCCAGAAGTTGGCAGAACTGCGGGAGAAGGCATAGTTGGACGGGAACCCGAAGGCCGTGTTGATATTGTCTGCCGCCATAATGCCGGCTTGACGCTCGGCAAAGCCCTCCTTCATAAGCTGCCGCCTACGCATATCCCACGCCTGCACTGACGCTCCCTCTGCCGCCTTCCATAGCCAACGGGTAAGACCGGCCTTATCATAGACCATATCTTCCAGCATACGCTGCTTACTCTTGCCGGGGCCGAACTCTACCATCCCCAGAAAGTCATCGGTGAAAGCTGACAGTGCGTTCCTGTGCGTAGTGGTATTCAGGCCATGCCTTGTAGCCGCATCCAGCAATTCCTTGGGCGATTGCCACTTACGCAGGCTCTGTATGCCCGGTATCTTATTGATACCCAACAGCGACACCTCGGGTAGCCCAGCCATAGCGTGCTTAAGCATGCTCCCGCCTGCCTGCAATGCGGCCAGTGACCAGCGTGGCACATTATACCAAGCGGCCCCGTTCATGCAGGTAGGTATAAGCGAATTGTATACCTGCCATGCCTGATATGTGGGGTTCATAAGGACAGCCAGCTTGTGGAGACCACGCACCTTGTTGTAAGCACGGCCAAACTTGTTGCCCTGACCGGCCCCTATCTTGGGAGCCTTCCCGCCATAGAACTCCTCAAGTAGCTTGTAAGACTCCATCGCATCCTTGTGGACCCACAACGGCTTGAAGTCCCCGCCCGCATAGCTCCCGAACTTACGCCGCTGGTAATCACCGTCCATGGCCCTGTAATTATTCCAGTTAAGACCCTCAGGAGCGGACGCTTTATACATCACCATAGGCTCACCCGTGGTAGCGGTGTTGGTATGCATCAGGTCGTTGATTACCCCGAACAGGTCAACAGACTTGCTCTGCTCCAGTATCTGATGGAGTATCATCTTCTGCGGGTCCATCACAAAGTAGTCTTCCATTTCATGTCCGGCCGCCCTGATGTCACGCTCAACTTCCTCTATGCCCTTGCGGGCATCCCCTTCACCCTTGCTTCTCTTACGCTGTGAGGAAGTGTAGGCTTTATCAGCCAGCACGCCACGGGACAGAAGCTCGCCCTTCTCGTTCAGTGCTATCCTCGGCATATACCCTACCTCAGCCTCCGCCTCGGCCGCCTTGGGGCTGAAGAACCCCTTGTCCACGCCGTCCTTGAGCATCTGCTTGTATTCGGCTTTGAGCTTTAATAGTATTTCCCTATATTCAGGCCGGAGATTGTCCCAGTAGTGCCGGGTCTGGCCGAGCTTGGTCTTGGAATACATCCATGGCCTTGCCGGGTCAGGTATCATAATGTCCTCACCGGCCAGATACATCTGCCGCCATATCATCTTGAGCTGTTGCTTGTTCTTTGTATCAACACCAGTCAGCTTGTATGCCTCTGTCATGGCATCACCGATACGCTTGTTTACCTCGGCCGCCCTGAGCATAAGCTCCCTGCCGGCAGGCACACCGCTGAACCTCATAGCCCTGTATACGGCATCCTTCTCATGGAACGCAGAGAAGTTCATATGCCCGCTGGTCTTAAGTATATCGTCAAAGTATTTACGCTGTTCCTTAAGCTGTTCCTGTGACAGCCCTATCCTGCCCCCGGGTGTATCAGCGGCCGGGTTGGTAAAGCGTGTCCATGACCTGTTGGCAAAGAAGTTAAACAGTGAACCCATCCCGAAGAAATCCACATAGAACATACCACCGCCCTTATCGGAGCGTGTGGTCATGGGACCGAAATGTCCCAGCCCTTCGCCTACCTCGCCGACACCCATCTCCTCCTGCATGGTGTTGGCTTCAATAACATCCCTGAGGCCGGTAAGATATATGGGTGCCATGCGTCCCTTCTTAAGCCTCTCAGCCAACACGCTCTCCATCTCGGCTTTCTTCTCGGGCGTGATGATACGCATATCTACATCAAGACCCTGTTGCTTAAACCAGTTCTGCCAGAAGCCCTGCATATCCTCCATGTATTTCTCACGCTGGACTCTCTGCTCTGATACGGGTGCGTTGGGGTCTGGCCTGAAGGTCTTACCCAGGCTGGTATGCTCGGATGACTTCCATTGTAAAGGATACTTTCTCCTCAAAGACAACGCCTGCCTGAATATGGAGGTGGCCGCCGGTGTCAGAGACTCCGTATCGGGGCGGGAGAGAGGCTCTACAAGGCGTTTCATTGTATGTAGCCCTTGGCTCAACCTCTCCATGGCCAACCCTAAGGTCTCCAGCTCGGATGTGTAGGTCTCCCACCTGCCCTGTAAGTCCCTGCTGGTTATGGTCTCATACTCAAACATCTTGGTTTTCTTATCCCACTTGGGTATTATCCTTATACCACGGATGTCCTTGGCCTCCCTGACTATACCTACTTTATCCTCCCATATCCAGCCCTTGGCTCCCTTTGGACCCCGACCTTCAAAGCCTATGATTATGGGTGTAGCCCCCTTGATACCCTTAACCCTCTGCCCCCTGTTTATAATGTCATTGTATGTAAGGCTCTGTGTTTCCATCTGCTTCTTGAACCTTGCTACAGTTTCCCAATACTCAAGCTGCCCCTTCAGCGTCACACCCTCAGCAGGTCTCCCTTCCCGCATGTCCTTGACTATGCGGGCCATGTTGGTTTTATGTTTCTTGGCAAACTTAAAGATGTCCTTGCGTAAGGTCTCCGCCGCAGCCAACTGCTCCTTGCCACGCTCCGTTCCCGTAGCCCTGAGCTTCTCTTTTATCGTGGCGTTGAACACACGGTTTAATACATTGCCTATAGTGGCACCCTCTACAGTCACATAGGTCCCGTTAATATCCTCATGGTTCTGTGCTATGTTGCCGGATATGACACGGGACTTATCCTTGCCCATGAAGCTGTCCTTAAGGGAAGGTTGTTTCGTGAAGGCAAGCTCTACCATCTCGTCAATAAAGGCATTGACACCGCCTTTACCAACAAAGACATCGGTGCCTTTCTCCATACCATCCAGCACATAGTCATAGATATACGATGTCCTCTCCGCAGTGGCATTAATGTCGTTGATTAACTTGGCCGCCTTATCCAAAGCGTCTTGGCTGGCACCTTGCCTGCCTATGTAATCTGTAATAGCATTACGCAGTGTGCGGGCCTCCTTGGTGCCTCCGCCTATGGAGTCCAAGAGACCCTGATACTCGTTAAGCTCGGCGGGTAGCCCCCATTTCTCATACCACTTCACTACCTCACGGGCCTGTTTGGCTGTAACGCCGGCCTTCTTAACCAACACCTCGGCCGGGTTCTCCAAGGTGTATATGGCTTCTCTTAAACCCTGTATGCCCTTGAAAGCCTTGAGCAGTTTCCTTTCTACATTGGGAGTAACGCCCCGTGCGTTGGCTACCTCTGTCCTCATATCACCAGCACGCACCCTGTTCACCGTATATTCAAATAGCTGGTCTTTAATGTCCAACATGGAGAAGTCTGTCCCGATAAGCTTCTCAATATCCTTGATGCTGTTGGCCGGGTTCTTAGCTTTGGTATTACGCACAGCCTTCAGGAAGGCCGGGGCCTTTGACTTCTTGGCCAAGTTATCAATGGCTGACATTACTGCCGTCTCGGCACGCACGGCACTCATATCCGAAGACTGCCTGAATATGTCGGGAGTTATCTTAGTGTCGGGGGTAAGCTCAACATTGCTCTTAAAGTATTCCCCAAAATATTTCTGGAGAGTTCCAATGGTCTTGGACTGTTCCTCGTATGCCTTAGGGCCAGTGTATTTGTTAAGTAACTTCTGCTCCCTTTCGTTCCAGCCTGCCGGCTTTATCCTCCTGCCAGCTCCCTCGCCTGTCTCTATCTGTGGTATATCACCCTTGATAAAATGTTCCAGCAGAATATCACCCAAGCGGGCCGCTTTATCCCCCAGCTTGTAACCTTCTACAGCCTTATGGATACCCTGCATGACATTTTGAAGTCGGCTAAGAACATCACCTGTCTCCTCAAACTTGAAGGGAGACTTCCTGCCACCTACATACTGCCTTCTTGCAACATCCTGTGAGAGTGAAAGCAAGTCACTCTTGGAAGCAAGTTGCGTCTCCCTTACGCTATCCTTAAGGACTGACTCCGGAACGCACACCTCAATCACAGGTATGCCTGCCTTCCTTGCGAAGGCCGCTTCACGGGGTGACTTACCCCTGCGATATACCAACAGTGATACATCCTCCCGGTATTTAAGAGCATCCTTTGGGTTAAGGAAATCCATAGTCATGCCCGTAACAGCATCCGCCTTCCAGTCAAACTGTTCGTGCATGGCTACACGGCGGTCACTGACCCACTTCCTAAGGTTGGCCTTGCTGACTACCCTCATCACACCGGTAGACTCGGGAGAATACAGGAACTGTAAAGCCTCGTCTATGCTTGAAAAGGTAAGCTGTTGGCCAAAGCGGTAGTCTATGCCCTGCCCAGTATGGCCCGTAACGAATACGGCCTTACCCTCAAGGCCACGGAAATCGTTAGCACTATCCGACTGGGGTATGTCGCCTATAGCCTTGCGGCGTGCCAACGCCTCCTGTGCCAACTTATGTGAAGCCATCTTACGCCCGAATACATTGGTTCTTATCAACGCTTCTCTCTGCTTAAGCATCTCAGGTGTTGGCTCTAATCCTTCAGACGGGTCTATTATGGCCTGCATGGTTTCCTTGTTGACACCCGTCTCCCTGCACAATACATCCATGGATATACCATCAGCAGCAAGCTGGCTTAAAGCGGCCGCTTCACGGGCCAGTAGCTTATTAGCCATCCTGCTGAAATCCTCGGCCAGAGGAGCAAGAGCCTCATGCTCGGCAAGCTTCATGGATTCCATGGCAAGCTTCTTGGCTAATTGTATATTTCTATCAGCAAGCAGGAACTCTATACGCTTGGCAGGTTTGTCTAACCGTTCAGGTGCCTTCTCGCCTATGGTCTGCCTGACCTTATTCAGTATACTTTGGAACTCATCCTGCTCAGTGGGTGTGCGTTTTGCTTTTCTGTTCAGTGCCTGTAGCCGGTTGGCCAGTTGGTGCAACGCCTTCTTGTTGGGAGAGTCCTTCACTACCTTCTTGAAATCACCCAACAATGTGTTAAGGTCAAGGAGAGGTTGCTCCTTCTGCTCCCGTGCCAACGCCTCCAGCTTCTTAACATCCTTGTTTTTGACGGCATCCTGCACCGCCTCAAGGTTGGATGTATCAACATAGAAGCCCTTGGCCTTTTCGCCCAGCATATTGTGTGCCTCTACCTGTGCGTTAAAGGCACTGCTGGCCATGACAAAGTTATAAAAACCGCCCTTGCCGGTATCCATCTGCCTTATAATATCAGCTACAAGGGCCGGGTTTATCTTCCATCCATCCTTGTAGTCTTTACCCCACAATGTCTTGGCTGATTCTACGGCCGTTGGGTATGTATTAAGCAGGGCGTTCCACTTCATGCGGAGAGGATTGGCATTGTCTACCTTCTCCTGTTGGATTTCAACCTGCTTCTGGCGGGAGATGATAACTTCTTCTTTGCCCTTAGCCTGCTGGGTCTTTTCTTCTTCAAGCGGGACCTCTGTAGGTTTCTCCTCAAGCGGCTTCTCTATGCCGGTAGCTGCTTTCTCGGCCTTCTCCTGTGCTTCAGCTACCTGCTTAAGAAATTTCCTACGCTCTACAAAATCGTTCTTGACCTTGAGCATGGCCTCTTGGTAATTCCTGTATTGGCCCGGGTCCCTCTTTTTGAGGTCTTCCAGATACCGGTTATACGCCATGCCCGTAGCGTCGGTGTTCTCTATGAGGTTACCGTGCTTATCCTGTGTGTATACCCGTGAGATTTCCCCCCTCTTGAACTGCTCTTGAAGCTTGAGGTCTGTAAAGGACTGGTTCCTTTCAGTCTGAAGGACATCCTCTACCATGACACCGGGATACTTGCCGGCTGTGACACCCTGTTCTTCCGTCAGCACTCTCTCAACGGTGAACTTCTTGCCCTTCTCTGAAGACTTGATAAGGTCGGATAGGGTCATAGGCTCCGTGCGATACTTGGGGCCGAACATCTCAGCCCAGTGCTGGGCCTTCCTTACATCCTTCGGGAGCTTCCATCCCTGCTTCGTCTTGCTCGGGATACCCTCACCCACAAGACCGCCCAATGTAAAGCCGAGACCACCTACGGCCATGTTCCTGAGCCGTTCATCCAAAGACTCAGCCGGGTCCATAGCCCCGAAACCTGAACCTATGACCATGTTGGATATGGCGTGAGCCAACACTCCCCTGACATTGGGGTCCATTATCTTGCTGCCGGTAATAGCATCAAAAGCCTTCATGGTCTTGGGTGTTACGGCCTTACCAAGCCCCCCGAAGATGGCAAACCACATGGCCGTGTCAGCACCTTGGCCTATGCGTGTGGCTATATCTTCAGCAGAACCGGCATCATACCCAGTTTCTCCCATGGCACCATAAAGAAACCCGGCAACGGTAGGATTACGCACAGCGGCAGTAACGGCAGCGATGTTGGTTCCAAGACCAGCAAGCTTGAAACCCTCATGGATTACTTTCTCTGCTGTTTGGTCAGGCTGTTCTACCCACGGCTTGATATTGCCAGCCGTAAGGCCCTCTACATAGCCCCTGTAAGCCTGTGCGGGCATACTCGCAGGGTCCATACCAAAGGGTAAAGTCTCAAGGATGGGCCTTATCTGAGTTCGCCATGCGTGGCGGACAGGGAAAGCCTGCTTGAACTCAGCATCCTGCCGCTGGACAGCATCAAGGAGGCTATCTGTCTGTTGGAGACCAGCTACCTGAGATATATCCTGCGTGGTCTGCTGTTCCTGTAGAACTTCCAGTAAATCTCTGCCCATTTAAGCTCCCGGTTTTACTTGGTTAAGGGCGGCTATGGCGGCAGCCCTTTGCTCATCCGTTGTAGGTGTCTGGCCCGTAGCCGGCGTGACATAGTTGGTGCGTTGCACGCCAAGCCTGTTAAGTGCGGCATCAACAGCACGCTTTGCCGCCGGGTCCAAGATAGCCCCGGTCGCAGGGTTTACCCCCGTCCTTTGCATGGTAACAAGCTTCTCGTATACGGCGTTAGCATCCTCGCCTGTCATCTGTGCCAACTGGTCAAGGTATTGCTGGGGCGGAGCAGGTTGTATACCTGCCATCTGACCCGGAGTAGTAGCGGCCACAGCATTACGGACAAACCCACTGAACCCACCGCCACGCTGGCCGGCACCCCTCTGCCGCATCATCAGGTCTTGCAGGTTCATGTTCTGTGCCTGTGTGTTGTAGTAGTTGGCTTGGGCCTGATACAATGGCCTGATAGCCTCAAGCCTGCCTTCATCGGCAGCTACAGCCCTCTCCTCATACCCTGACTTTGCCTGCTCCAGACCAAGCTTCTCCTCATACCTCTGCCTTTCCTCCCGGCCCCGCATGTATTGCGTCATAGGGACAGCAAAGTTACGGAACATGGAAGCCATGGGGTTGGACTGGACACTCGGATATTCATAAAACCGGCTTGCCTGTTCTACTGGTTGATATTGTGCTGGTAATGCCATTTCTCCTCCTTATCCGTATGGTCCTGATACACCATAGTTTACTGGAACCCCCATCAGTTGTGGTGCTGTCTGTGTCTGGGGCTGTTGTGTTGTAGATGTCCACCAATCCAAAGCAGGCTGTGCAGCTTGACCTGCCCACCCAGCCACTGTGCGTGGAAGCCATGTCAAGGTATTGCCAACACCTTGCGGGACCCATGCAGATGCCGGTATCCTGCTGTTGGGACCATATGCCGGTTCTACGGCCTGAAACCCTGAACTCGTAGGCGTAGTCACCTGACCGCTACCCAAGCTATCTATGTATCCCGGGGGAAGCGTAGTATATTGCCCGGTCATCGGGTCAACCTGTTGCTGTTGCTGTTGCTGTGGCATCCTGAAGTTGCCCAACGCCCCCATAAGGTCAGCAAATGGAGAGCCACCACCGCCAGCTCCCGGTATCTGTATACCAAAAGGACTGGATATAGCAACATCCGGACCCTTAGGCATCTGGCTTGAAATCATCGGGAACCTGTATGCGTCCTCCTGCATGATGTCAACACCCATCTTGGTTATAAACTCGTCTATGGAACGCATCTTGTCTTCATAGCGTGAAAGAGCCTTGTTGGTATAAGCCATGGTAGGCTTAGGTCCTATCCCTGTTGCTGCCCCCGCTTCCCTGACAGCATCCATAACGCTCGGACCATAAGGTCTCGCTGCCCCGCCCCCAAAGTAAGCCTGCTGGAGCGGCCTCTGCTGCATCTCCCGGAGCTGTGGGATAGCCTCCTCGTAGTAGGCAGGGAACTTGCCCTGCATCATACGCTCTATGTTCTGTGAGATAAAGTCCGATGTAAGGCCAAGCCTCGGCTCGGTGAAGGAATACTGTGGCAATGTGATAACCTCAGGGGGCATGTATTCATATCCGCCCGGATACCCTTCTTCCCCAAATCCAGATAAGCCGCCGGCTATGGCACCTAAAAGACCACCTGCTGCGGCACCCCACGGGCCTCCTATTTGAAAGCCGGTTCCGGCCCCACCGACAGCACCAGAGGCAGCTCCGCCTATTCCAGCACCCCAGTCGTATCCGTAAGCCATGATTCCTCCTAACTTAATTCTATATAGCCGAGGTTACCCTTGGCTGTTTTCCAGTATATTCTCTTTGTCCCAGCCCCATCATCATATATGACCTTCTTGCCAAGCGGCACCGTGTTGGCTGTGGGTAGCGTCTCGGTGTAGATAGTGCCTTCCGTTTTCTGGGCATTGTCATCCAGTATCTTCTGGAGTATCGGAAGATGCTCGTCCTTCATGCCCGGTAATTTATCTACTTGTTCTATACCCATCATTCCTCCACTACCAGTATCCTCTTGTATGTGCTACCGTTCTGTTCTATCTGGTTGGCATACACACACTTCCATTGGACAGTTATAACACGGGACCCAGCGGGTAATACTTCTACCCACTCCAAAGACATAGGCCACGCTCCGGCATCGTTTGTCCCGGAAGCATTGTTGTAGCCATAAGTTGCTATCTTCTGGACACTATCCACGCAGATATTAACAGCAGGATAAGGGTCAGTGCCACCTTCTATGCACGCATGGAACCGTATGCTTACGGGCTTTATTCCGGATGCCACAAAGTATATACTCATATCGTCCATGTCAGCATAAGCAGTAGAGTTCCTCGTTATATCGGTTATGCCTATAGCACTTACCCTATTCTTAACATTATTTACACCCGTATTACCAACAGCCGTGACGGCCCCCGTGCCATCACCGGCAGAGTAATAGAAAAAGCCTATCAGCTTTGCATATGTCACACCCGTAGGGTAGGTGCTGTTGCTTAAGGACAGAATACCCGTAAAGTTAGTATCATCCGCATCCGCTACGGCCCACACATAATACTGGGCGACTGCCGCATTACCCGTATCAAGGTCATCTCCCGATGCGGCTATGTCAGGCATGGTAAGTGTAATCTCAGCCGTATTGGCACGCATCCTGTGCTGGTCCTCCGAAAAGTTTTCCAACATAAGTTCACCTATGCCTACAATAACAGTTTTAGCAGAACCATAACGCACATAGCAACCGTTCCTGTAGTTATCCAAAAGCCTGTCCAGCGGGTTCTGTAGATAGTTCGTGGTATTGTCATCTATAAGCGATGCGTTTGTGTCACCTTCTAAAGCAGCAGTCCCATTACCTCGCATCCAGTCATTAATGTCTCCAGCCATCTCTCCTCCTTATACGATTATCGGTTCGGGCGTATACAAGCCCTTGAACTCTTTGACCATTAAATCCTCTACATCGTTCTTATAGAGCCGTAGCTTCAGCTCCCTGCCCATGGCAGTTGAAGGCAGGAAACTTTCCCACCGTGAAGTATAGGTCGTAAGGTCTATAGTAAAAGAGCCGTTACTGTTCTCTGTCCACCAGTCCACCTCCAAAGTCCCAGCCGTAGCCTCAAGCCACACCCCTATCTTCTTCCATATCTTGTCTACAAAAGGCTCATTGAAATTACGCCAACCCGTATCGTAAATGAACTCAACGGCGTTCTCAGCCACGGAACCCCCTACCCTGTAGTTGAACTTGATAACATACCCATCAGAAAAATATACCCTCGGTGAACCTGCCGTAGAAACACACTCCATAACTACCCTCATCTGGAACCATATGTCGGCAGTAGCATCGGCCATATCGGCGGGTGTGTTCTTCCACTCGTTTGGCGTAGCCGGATACCAAGCCGCCGCTTCACAGTCTACCTGTGTGGCACCTGTGCGTATCTGGAACTTGACCTCATCATCATCATCATGCTTACGCATATTCCAGTATAAGTTTATAAGAGACCCTGCGTTTATTTGCATGGAGTTAAAGGTTATGGTGCCGTCCGTATCGGACCGGTCTATCACGCCGGGGAGCTTATCTATACTCACAGCATCTGCCGTAAGGGTCCAGTATGTAACATCCGTTGGAAGGTTGCCTGTAGACTCAAGTATACACACATACTTTGAGCCAAGATACAGCACTACATCTCCATCGTGGTATGTTGTGCCGGCATCATAAGCGTCCTCCGCTGCCGTAGGGGTAAGATTTGTGGACAACAGCTCGTCTATGGTTAAGTCCCACCCGACCTCAAACCACGGGCTATCTTGAGTGCCGCCTATATAGATGTCATCCAAGGTGCTGTCTTGGAGCTGTGACTTCTTGTTCCAGCGTATCCACAGGGGTGTATCCTCAGCACGGTAAACAAACCCGTCCCTGCTGTCACCATAATACACATCCCCCATTTCATCATCCCCATCATAAGAAGCAAAGCAGTTTATGCCGGTGTTCTTTGTCACACCAGTAGCGGCGGTATATCTGGTAAATGTGTCTATGGAAAGCTTCTGCCTGAAGAAATTATAGCGAGCTACCCTGTCGTGGTAATCGTTGCCATCCGTAGCGTTGGCATAAGAGAACATCAACACGCCCTTTGAGTAATGTGCCACCACATCCGTGTATGAGCTGGACAGTATCTCGCTGACATCAAACTCATCCACAATGGGAGTAAGGGTAGCCCCATCAAACTGATACCAGTGGTTCCAGCCAAGGAACAAGACCCCCACCTGCGTCTGCAAGACTGACCACGGAGCCACGGGGCCTGTAAAAACAAGAGGGTCATCCACATACCATGACTCGGGACCACCCGACTGGAGATTAAACCCACCGCCGGAATCCCAGTTGCCGGAAGCAAAGCTGATATGTGCCTTGCGGATAGTGTTCCTTTTCATTATGCTCATAGTCCCCATGGCTATAGGGATACCTATAATCTCATCGCCGTCATCCGGGTCTATCTCCATATAATCAAGGTTGGTAGTCTGCTGTATGTAACCCGGTATATATGGATTGGAATAATAGACCTTGTTGGGATTATCCGGGTCCCCCGATAAAAAGAACCGCTCCCTGTTTATCTGTAGAAGGTTGCCCTTAGGCATATCATCAGTCACGGCCCCTATAGCCCCAGCTCCGCTTACATCATTGTTGGTGTCAGTATAAGTCGTAGCATAATTGTTGGCTATCGTTGTTACCAGCCGGTATACTCCCCCAGTTTCAGAGGATTTCCTGTATATCTTCCTGTTGGCTGTGCCTGCCGGACCTAAGGGGATGTTGGATAACTCTATATCCTTGGCCGTAACGGAAGCTATCTCATTGCTTACAGCCCCGCAGATATACGCATCGTTGTCCATTGTTACCTGATAAGAAATGTTGGTTCTGGTTATAGCCCCGGCCCCCGTGCCTGCTATGCACTTACAGGACCCCAGCTCCCACACTACCTTATCGGAAGATGACCCGTCGTAGACCATCATGTTATCAAAAGCGTTGCCCATTATAAGCAACCCTTGGTATGTCCTGAAGGCCATGCGTTTATTCTCTGTCAGCGACATCCCGGCTGGTAATGTAAGTGCGGCCCATGTGCCGGCAGCGTCGTTCCCAACATAGATATTCGTCCCGTGGACCTTTACGCTGACTATCGTCCCATCCGCCCTGTAAAACCTATAAAGCCCCATGACCGCCCCGGTTCCTGAGCTGGTGGTATTATAAAAAGATATAGGGTCACGCTTCACCACTGCACCCGGCTCTACTTCATATCGCAGGTTCCGGGCAAGCTCGCAGTAATTACCTTCAAGCTCAAGGGTCTCCATCTTGCTGTTCATACCCGGCATGGGCTTGATATAAAACTGTTTTAAGGGTGATGTCAGTGCCATTAGTGTATGTTCCTATAGTTTTTCATCAACAACGCTTCCTCATCCACCTGCTTCTCCGTATCCCTTTCGGTCACATAGTGCTGGAGCTTGCTTGCATATTTGCTCCAAGCATCATTAGCCTTCTCGCCCCAGCCCCTCGTCTCATATCCAGTAGCTACTACCCAGTCCCCCATAGCTGTCTGTAACTCAAACGGTATCTTATGTATCGTAAGCAGGTCATCCTCGTCGCTTGTAATATCAGTGAAATCATTGGCGTAATAGACCTGAAGATAATCCGTCCCTTGGTTTGTGCTGTTGGGTGTTGGGAAAAGGCCAAGCAAATCCCTCTCCCTGTCCTCGTAATACTTGTAAGGAGTAGAAGCATCAGCGTTCTTCCAGCCGGGAACTTCCTCATCCAACCTGTTCTCATCAGTCTGGATAAGCTTTATCCAATTCTGAGCATCCGAATACATGTATACCCTCAGAACGGACAGCCAGTTAGGAAAACTGTTGCTTAATGTATACTCACCATCAGAAGTAGTGGTGATATACCCGTTGGCCTTGATACACTTGGTCTTATAAGCAACATCATGGCCGGCATTGTTTATCCACTGGTTAAGCTCGGTATCATCCCAGAACGCCGCCGTGGTCTCGCCAAGTCTCTTGCGTATAAGGTTTCTTAATTGTAATCTTGTCATGGATGGCTCCTTGCATGGTTACAGGGCATCGGTGCCCAATATCCGGGAATAGTTATATGGTCCGTTAGCCCTTCGTTAGGCAGAGCGTGAAACACATTGGCCGCGTTTATATGGAGTTCGTCTATATTGCCCCAATAAAAATTTTGGTAGCTATTAAATGTGCCTATACGAAGTGCCTCGTTCATATCGCTTAAAGCATTATCACTTGCAAGATAACCGGTCTGCTTACCATTCACATAAACGCCCCAATAATAATGGCCTCCGCTATAAACCCTTACTCCACAAATATGTGTCCACTCATCTTCAGATATATTCACATTACTTGTAATTGCACCTGCACTTGTATGGTAAAATTTGGGGGCATTAGCTGCTATACATAACTGCCAAAACTTGTCCTGTGAGCCACCCCTTTGAGCAACAATATCTTGCTCGTTCCCATACAGGTTGGTAGGATATACCCAACAATCTATCGTAAAATTGGCTGTTATATTCCAATCGGCGTGGTCGGCATAATATATAAAATCTCCATCGTTATCATCCTCGCCACCGCCCAATAACAGGGAGCCTGTCCCCACCTTCTTGACAGATGTATCAACTATAGGGCCATTCACCGTAAACTTGTTTACTGTAGCGTTCCCGTGGTCCCCGCCTACTGAAGTATCAGTAAAAGTAGTGCTACCCTGACTTCCATCAAAGGTCATATACAGTTTCGTATTTGCGTTATTTACCATCTTATCTCCTTACGATATTACTATCGCCCTTGCTATCGGGGTGTCATATACCACAAGCACTATGCCCGAACCACCGGCTCCACCAGTCCCATTATATCCAGAACCACCACCGCCACCTGTGTTGGCCTGACCGGCATCGCCATTACCGGTTTCTCCAGTATTCGTTTTACCGTTTCCGCCGCCACCGTCACCGCCTACCCCATAATTGTCTGCGTAATAGCCAGTTCCGCCACCACCACCGGCAAAAACGCCACTATCCCCAAGAGCCGTTCCTATCAAGGCGGAGTAATCTTTGCCATCGCCTCCATCACCGGCAACAGAATTGCCAACAGCATCTTCCCCTACTTCTGTGGCACCGCCTCCGCCCCCTCCCGCATCGCCACTACCGGGAGAAACAGCCGCACCGCCATCCTCGCCATAACCAGTCCCTCCGGCAGAAGCACCTTGCGTGGACGCTCCGCCCGCTCCGGATTGCGAACCACCTCCACCACCGCATCCACCGTCATTTCCATCCAGTCCATTACCCGAACCTGATACATATGCTCCGCCTGAACCTCCACCTATCGCCGTCATTGGAGTATCTTGGACATCCCATACGCTATTATTTCCGTTAGAACCTTCACTATCCACGCCATGACCGCTGTTCGGCCCTCCGGCTCCGCCCGCCCCAACAACTACTTCATAAACTCCATCGCCATCGTGGTCAGAAGTAACGGCAAGGACCTCATCATCAACCACACCGCCCGCACCGCCTCCACCGAACCACACATCTCCGCCGCCGCCTCCTCCACCAGCCACGACAATAACCCGGACATCGCCGCCCTTTATAACGGTAAAGTTTCCACTTGAAGTAAAAGCGTGTATGGTCTTGTTACCATAATAAGATATAGTCCCACCGGTTGCTACGACACCCATTACTTTCCTCCTGTCTTATGGAGGTGATAAAATATTGATTTACTCAGTCCTAACATCCTTCTCCCACTTCAGTTCTGGCTCGTTCCAGTAATACATTTCCGGCCTGCCGTCCGGTGCGAAGGTCGGCTCGGGTTCTGGCACCGGAGGCTCCCAATCCAACTTCTCGTTCAGCGTCCAAGAAGGATAAGGTCTTGGGCGAGCAAAGTTTGTCTTGTCCGGATGGTAGGTATATCCCTTACCGGCGTAGTGTTTATCTTTGCTGTTCATAAAGGTCTCAACCCACTCGCCACCCAACCGTTCCTCAAGCCATTCCTTGCTCTCGCAAACAACGACCCGCTGAACTATACCGTCCTTGATTTCCGCAAAGTATCTTGCCATTAATCCACCGTGTAATAAATCGTTATGTGCATTTCCGTTACGGTCCCACTCTGGGCCGTGGTCTCTACCCACACGAAACTATCTGCCGGTATTGTCGGGTCATCAAAAGAAGTCACATCGCTACCAGTTGAAACACTTGTGGTAGTCGTTCCACCTGTAACAACCTCGTTGCCGGCCGCACTCCTATCCGAACTGTGCCTAATCGTCCAAGTCACCGAAGGAGTATCAGACCCCACCAACACACACCGCATTTCCGTAACCGTTATGGCCGCATTGGTGAAGAATATAGATAAGTCCACAGCATCGTCAGGACTTTCTATAGTTATACACTTTGGGGGGCCTCCCGGGTCTCCCGTATCCCCTGTATCACCGGTAGGTCCGGTATCTCCCGTATCCCCAGTTGCACCCGCAGCACCAGCATTTCCAGTAGGTCCTGTATCACCTGTGTCTCCGGTATCTCCAGTATCTCCGGTGTCGCCCTTGGCACCAGCGTCACCAGTCCCTCCCGTGGGACCCGTGGGGCCTGTATCGCCGGTATCACCTTTAGCTCCGGCAGCACCGGCATCACCGGTGCCTCCTGTAGGACCAGTGGGTCCTGTATCACCAGTCGGTCCCGTTGGACCTGTGTCTCCCGTATCACCCTTTTCTACAAGCTTATTCCAGTAACTTCCATCAGTAGGTAATTCATTTGTTGTATCTTGGATACATACATACGAAGCCCCTAAGAAATAAACGCAGTCATTCTCGCTGTATGCTCCAGTCGCAAAGTTTCCTTGCCACGGATACTCTGTTCCTGTATCACCAGTTGGCCCTGTTGGTCCGGTATCTCCTGTATCACCAGTGTCGCCCGTGTCTCCTGTATCGCCTTTAACACCTGCGTCTCCAGTTCCACCAGTCGGTCCCGTAGGACCTGTAGGCCCGGTATCGCCGGTATCACCAGTATCCCCGGTATCGCCGGTATCACCAGTATCCCCGGTATCACCTTGGTCACCTTTAGCTCCAGCGTCTCCGGTAGGTCCGGTTACTGTAGAAGTGGGACCTGTAGGACCAGTCGGACCAGTATCACCAGTATCACCAGTATCTCCAGTATCCCCCGTGGGTCCTGTATCACCCTTCTCAACAAAGAGGTCCCAGCTACCAGTGTTGGCATCAAATCCGGGAGCCGTAGGCCCATCGGTAGCGTCAACACATACATAAGAATTGCCACCACGCATAACGCAATCATTAACTTCATATGCACCGGTAGCCCATTCACCCTGCCATGGATACTCAGTTCCAGTAGGACCGGTAGGGCCGGAATAGTCACTCGTAGGGCCAGTAGGCCCAGTGTCTCCTGTATCACCCGTATCTCCCTTATCCCCTTGGTCGCCCTGAGGACCCGTATCACCTGTATCCCCAGTATCACCTGTATCACCTTGGTCACCTTGGTCACCTTGCGGGCCGGTATCACCCGTATCGCCTGTATCCCCGGTATCGCCTTTATCCCCTTGGTCTCCTTGAGGGCCAGTATCGCCTGTGTCACCAGTATCACCTGTATCGCCTTGGTCACCTTTATCGCCCTGTGGACCTGTGCCACCAGTATCTCCTGTATCCCCGGTGTCTCCGGTCACACCTATATCACCTTGGTCACCTTGTGGGCCTGTATCCCCGGTGTCACCCGTATCACCAGTGTCACCTTGGTCTCCTTGGTCACCCTGAGGACCTGTATCTCCTGTGTCACCGGTGTCGCCAGTATCTCCTTGGTCACCCTTATCACCTTGGGGACCCGTGTCACCTGTATCACCAGTATCTCCAGTGTCGCCTTGGTCGCCTTGGTCACCCTTATCCCCAGTATCACCAGTATCCCCAGTATCACCAGTTGTTCCGGTAGCACCCGTAACAGCAGTAGGACCAGTAGGACCTGTAGGACCTGTTACTGTGCTGGTAGGTCCAGTGGGACCAGTATCTCCTGTGTCTCCTGTATCACCTGCGTCTCCCGTGTCTCCGGTATCCCCAGTATCCCCAGTGTCACCTGTATCGCCAGTAGGTCCGGTTATGGTGCTGGTAGGTCCCGTAGGCCCAGTATTCCCTGTAGGACCAGTAGGTCCTGTTACCGTTGAAGTCGGACCAGTAGGCCCCGTATCTCCGGTATCCCCCGTATCACCTGTGTCACCCGTATCTCCTGTATCACCCGTGGGGCCGGTTGGACCAGTAACAGTAGAAGTCGGACCGGTGGGACCAGTATCGCCAGTGTCACCGGTATCACCCGTAGGTCCAGTGACTGTAGAAGTAGGACCAGTAGGTCCAGTATCGCCAGTATCACCTGTATCTCCTGTATCTCCCGTATCCCCGGTAGGTCCGGTATTTCCGGTTGCCCCGATACCTGTGCCTCCTGTAGGACCTGTGTCACCCTTCTCCACGAATAAATCCCAGCTCCCCGTATTGGCATCAAAGCCCGGGGCAGTAGGACCATCAGTGGCATCAACGCAAACATAAGAGTTCCCGCCACGCATAACACAGTCATTCACAGAATAAGCACCCGTGGACCACTCTCCTATCCACGGATATTCGGTGCCTGTTACTCCAGTGCCACCTGTATCCCCGGTGTCACCCGTAGGACCCGTAGGGCCAGTTATAAGGTCAGCAGGACCAGTTGGACCAGTTCCACCCGTATCACCAGTATCACCGGTGTCACCAGTATCTCCGGTGTCTCCCGTGCCACCAGTAGGACCCGTATCCCCGGTAACACCAATTTCACCAGTTACACCCGTAGGACCTGAGGGACCCGTATTTCCAGTAGGTCCAGTTCCACCAGTCGGCCCAGTCTTGCCTGTAGGACCCGTATCTCCGGTGCCACCTGTAGGCCCTGTGCCACCAGTAGGACCGGTTCCACCTGTAGGACCGGTATCACCACTGTCGCCTGTAACACCCGTATCACCTATAACGCCCGTTGGGCCTATATCACCAGTAGCACCTTGAGGCCCGGTAAGGCCGGTTCCACCTTGTGGACCGGTAGCTCCCGAAGGACCAGCAGGCCCAGTAGGACCTGACACAACACCGGTAGGTCCCATAGGACCGGTATCTCCAGTATTACCCGTCCCGCCGGTAGGTCCGGTATCACCAGTAACCCCAATGTCACCGGTAGGCCCGGTTATTGTGCTGGTAGCTCCGGTAGGACCTGTAAGCCCGGTCTCACCACGCCCCAGTATACCTATGCTTACCAAATCATCTTGGTCAAATCCCTGATGGGAAGCAACATAAGTCACGCCGTAAGTATGGTAAAGCCCACTGTCGGTAACGCTGGTCACAAGGTAATAAAGCCAATCGGCATTGTCATCGGACCCCCATATCTTAAGGTAAGTCCCTATGCCTATTAAGCCAAGAACCTCCTCTACATCCCCACCATGCCTATCGTGATGGCTGATATAAAGCTCTGTAGCCAGCGAATAGTCAGCGTTGTTGACACGCATATATTCGTCCGTGGGAGGAGCAGTAGTGGCCGTATCCCACTGGAAATCTATCGTAAACCCACCGGCAGGACCGGTCTCACCTGTGTCCCCGGTATCTCCCTGTAGGCCAGTATCTCCGGTATTCCCAGTTCCACCAGTAGGCCCCGTAGGACCCGTATCACCTGTGTCTCCTGTATCTCCCTTACCCCCGGTAGGACCCGTTACTGTGCTGGTTGGCCCGGTCGGCCCCGTGTCGCCAGTAGGCCCGGTTGGTCCGGTCGGCCCCGTGGCCCCGGTAGGACCAGACGGACCCGTATCTCCTGTATTATAAAACTGCGACTCCAAAGCCCCTATGCGAGCGTCAACATTAGCGTATGCACCCTCTACATTTGTGCCAAGAGCGGTCTCTATGGCTACTATTTCATCTTCCTCCAGCTTATGAAGTGCTGAGTGCGACTGGTTATTCAGCTTGTCAGTGGAGCTTGGATTTGTAAAACTTATTATTCCACCCGGATAAGTAGCCATCCCTATTTCCTCCTTGTGATAAACTCAGAGCTGTGCTTGCAGTTACTAAGGTCATAGCTCTGAGGAAATCCCGCACTGGCTTGGTCAATAGCTTCATCAAAACCAATATGCGGATAAAAATCATTAAGCTTGCTGTCAGGTGTAGCTGATATGACTTCAAAACCGTATTCATCAAAATGCTTCTTGGCCTGCTTCATTATGGTCACTGTCTGGTCATACAGGCGTTGGTTATAATTTCTCTGGAACTCGTCCAATGCAAAGTCATAACTGTATTGTTTATCGGGACCTATGCTAAAAGAACACCCCACAAGATACACCCGGCGAAACCCCAGATGATATGCTATCTGGAGTGCATCAAAAAATGTATTCTTCCACCACACAAAATCCCTGTCCTTCTTGAGTAGCGTGTTGGGAGTAAACTTGTCGTGCGTCCCGAAGAAGAAGATGTTGGGACAGTCCATGAACTTATACTCCCTGAACTGGTCGGGCCTGAAAGTAAAATGCCTCTTGGCTATGATAGCGAACTTCATTATCTTGGGGTCTAAGAGTATGCGTGGCGAATAACATAATGGCTTATCACATCCCACCCAATAATTTGCACATCCCGGTATCACGGATGCCGTATTGTTTATAGCCATGACGCTTATACCGGGGTAAGCCAGCTTATGTGTCTGCTCCTTGAGAAGCGAGGGGGCACCTCCAGCCAGAAACAATGTCCTTCCGGAACATGTGTCATCAAGGTCTACCGGTATCCTTGCCCCGCCCTTACTGTATCTATAGAACATCTCTCACCGCCAATAACATGTTTGTCTTTTTTGTATGAAACCTCGCATCCACCTTGTATCCCCTGTCCTCCCAGAACTTAACAGGCCAGAAACTCTTATGCCTCTGTAGCTCAGGCAATGTCATCTCAAAGTTCATCTTCTCGTTGGGCGTGAATATGACTATCCTTTTCTTGGCTATGCCCTCCAGAGCTTCCAGTGCATACAGGGCGGCCGCCTGTTCCAGATGCTCTATCCCGTCCAGCCACATCACCACATCAAAGCTCCTCGGAATAAACAGGCTTCCTATCTCAGCCACATTGTATACAATGGGTATGTGTGTTTTACCTATCTTTGCAAGCCGGGTCAAATCTAAATCAACACCTATCTTTATCTTTGCGGGAAGCTCCCGTGTTGGGTTACACTCACCGCAACACACATCCAGCATGGTGTCTTGCTCGTTTATCAGCGGCCTTAAATGATAAGTAAGATATGTCATACCAACAGTGTCCTCCAATCCTGTGCCGGACCTGTCCCCCATTTTCTCCTGAACCTCTTTTTGTTATATTGAAACAGGGGCTTCTTGTTCATTTCCTTATAGGTCGTGGTGCAATTATGCTTCACAAACGCAGGGGCTACCCGCATCTTACCCCCGGCCTTAAGGTAGCATATACAAAAATCATCGTCCTCGCAGCCATACCCGGAGAACTGCTTATCCAGATAGCCTATCTTGTTGAACACCTCGTTGTGGATAAGCACACAAAAGAAGTTCATGGTCCTGTATGTATCCTTGGCTACGCCTGCGGACTGGGCCTTCTGGTCAGGGTTCATCACCCCGTTGGAATACGGCCCAACCATACCGATATTCACCGGGATATGCGGCCGTGCCGGCCCCGGGAGCTGTTGCACCATGGCATCTATAGCTCCGGGTGTAAACTCTATGTCGTTATTACATATGAGCTTAAGTGGATTTTTACCGAACTTAACCCCTATGTTGACATTGCGGGCAAAGACAAACTTACCCTTTGTCGGGATGACCATGGCTCCCTTACGCTCGCAGTATTCCTGCGTCCCATCCGTAGAGCCGCTATCCACAACTATAAGCTGATAAGGATACTTAGTATTGATACTCTCAATACACTTCTTCGTGTCCTCAATGTGGTCCTTTGTGAGTATTATAATATCTATCATGCTGGCACCTTCGCTTTACTACATATGAACGGTGGGTTGGGATAGGAGACCCTCTCCGTCCCGTCCCCGTAATTATATAGCCAACTCACCTCACTTGCCGTCAACGCCTTATTGAATATCACCAGAGCGTCTATCCCCCCGTAATAATCGTAATTGGAACTCCCATTATACCGGGCCACATACAACTCCTTGGCCGTGGTAAAGTCCCCGAAGGTCACTCCGCTGGTGGACCCATCGTAGGTTCCATCAAGAGCGACCTCCTCCCCATCAAAATATATCTTCTTGCCACCTACCCCGCCCACCGTGCTGTCCAATACGGCTACGATATGGTGCCAGTCCGCTACCGCACCATTCCCCCACACCGCACTGTTGGTCTGGGCTATATTGCCCCTATTCCCCTCGCTCATATAGTCTACCCGCAACTGGCCGGTATTCTTATACTGCGATACATTGAACAGGCTGTCTGCCCCGGTTGTGTCCTGCGACCCCACAAATATCCTGTGGTCTGAAGGCACTCCGTCAGCCGGCTTGGCCCATAAAGACACCGAGAAACTGCCCCTTAGAGTAGCCTGAAAAGTCTGGTTCAGGTTGACATAATCACTGCTGTCCTCAAAGTTGAAAGCCTTGTCTATCTTTCCGGCAATACTCTGGTCCTCGGTATTGGCATCTACCATCATAGCGTCCGTGCCTACCTCATTGGTCACAGTAGTATTAGCCGCATCGTCGTTACACTTGTAAAAAGCTACTACATTACCGCTTAAATCCATTATGCCACCGCCCAATCAAGAAACATATCCATAAACTGTGTCCTTAGTCTTGTCAGCGAAGCGTTCCTCATGCACCAACGCTTACCTAACTCTCCAATGGTCTTACAACTCTCAGGCGTATCTATCAGATACTGCACCTTCTCCACGAACTCATCCTCAGACTGCACCAGAAAACCCCCTCCAGAGGCCCTCAGTTGCTCTGAGAGGCCATCTTTATGGTCCCGGGCTACCACGGGTATACCCGACAGGTTCGCCTCTGTAACGACCTTAGACCAGCTCTCAGTGGTATCTCCCCAGATGGCAAAGATGTCTATCCCTTCCAGAAAAGAAGCCATGCCTCCCGCCTTGGTGGGTCGGACCTTGAACCTGTCATCTCCCGAAGGGGACGCTCCGACGAGGGAGAAATCACATCCCCTGAGCCTCTTTAAGAGGGTATAGAAGGAGGGTGGAACCTTGCCCCGTGAGACCCAAGTCCCACTTTGGACACGGCCCACGACAGGTCTCCGCACAGGTCTTTTGATATTTATATACGGAGCGACATCCACACAGGGAGGCATGGTAACAGCGTTGGTTTTCATCCTGCGTTCACAATTACTGTATGCCCTACGCACCCACTCCGAGACAAACCAGTCATAGTCTGCCGGTATAAGCGGGCGTGTTACCATGTGATGAACACCGATTACCCTGTAACGACGCAGCCACTCAAAAGGCCAGCCGCCTTCAAGGCTGGACCCCTTAGTGTTATGAAGCATGATGACAAAAGGGTCTATATCCTTGACCATCTCCTTGGTCACCATATCTCCTGCGTTCATGTATTTGACATGCTGGTTCTGAAGGTAGCGGATAAAGCCCAAGTCCTCGCCACCAGAATTAACTGTCAGCAGGACATGGAATAGCTGGGGGAACGCTTTGACAAAATCAATTACCGTTGTCTCAATACCGCCCAGACGGGCGTAGTTATTGATGTGAAGAACGGTATTCTTCTTTGTCATAAGTGTAGGCCCCACAGAAGGGGCAACCCCCAACGACATTAAAGTCTGTTCTATATCCGTCATAAGATACTAACCTCTCCTCAGAATCCGCACCGTCATACTCTACTGGCGTGGAGTCGGGACCACCGTCATAAGCCACTATCTCAGGGTGAGTTATGCCCATGCCGAGGCGTGAACCCCATGGGGCACGGACATCCCTGTCGGTGTTGCACATAAAACCGCATCTGCCACACCTGACATAGTGAGAGTCCTGCGGGAACGCATTGTCTGCGTTCCTTCCATACCTGACTTCCTTAGACTCCAAGAACCGTCCCATTACTGCCTCCAGTAAGTATGAACTCCTATAGCTGTAAGGGCTGCCGTCAGGATTATCAAAATAATGGCCCATATCTTGCCGGTATGCGACTGAAGTTTCTCTACCTCCGCACGCAAACCCGGCTTGCCGTTCCCAAATATGATGTCATGTATCATATCCTTAAAGGCTATGATGGCATCCATCTTTATTGAAATGCCCTCCTGCTTGACTTTTATATCGGATATTTCGTCAAACAGCCTACCCATCACTTCATCATGTTTGGAACACTTGTCCATTATTTTGGGTCCCTAAGCATCTCCACATTGGAAGCGGTAGGGTTCTGAGGCTCAAGTATCCTCTGTATCTGTTTCCACTTGAGGACATTTGCCTGCTGTGCCTTTTCCCACATGATGTTCTTCTGGATAGCTCCCGGATACCTTGCCGGGTCACGCATCTCCGAGAAGCTGGGCATGTTCTTCCTTATTTCTTCAGCAAGCTTGTCAGCCTCTTTCTTCAGCTCGTCCTTCTTCTGGCCGGTAATCCTCGGAGGTGTTCCGTCCTTAATGGCCTGCTCCAGAAACCGGACTTCCCTTCTCATCCTACCAATGTCAATAGCGGCCTTGCCACGGGTTCCTTCACCCGCATTTTCCTCCTCAAGAATCTTGATATGGCTCTCTATCTCTGCCTTTTCTCCCATCAAGTCCCTGATTTGTGCCGCCGACAACACTTCCTTTTTCTTTGACCTTACCATGATACTCCTCCTTAAATGGGGGTGAAGTATCAGCCACCCCTATTGGTTGTTATACATAGAGATAAAGGTTGCCACCATCAATGGTAGTAGCCACAAGCCCACGGTTGCCGTTGTATTCCAACGCCTGCGTGGTAGTCCACGGTGCCCCCTCAGTGGAAGCATCCCCAGCCTTACATCTCCATACCTCGTTTCCCAGACTGTCCGATAACACGACATCTTGGTCATCTGCACCCGCCGTGTAGGATATTTTCCTAAGCACATAAGGTTTGCCATGCTCAAAGATGGTGTCACCCTCATCAGAATTGGTCAGGTGTATCGGATTTGTAGTTGTATCAGCCATCTTTCCTCCCGTTAGGTAGGGAGGAGGCCGAAGCCCCCTCCCATCCCCGTTGTCGCATTACGGACCTGTATCGCCCGTATCGCCAGTATCACCTTTGGCACCGGTAGGTCCAGTAGCCCCAGTGTCACCTTTGTCGCCAGTTCCACCGGTAGCACCTGTGGCACCCACATCACCGGTTCCACCTGTCGCTCCAGTAGCTCCGACATCGCCGGTTCCACCTGTTGCCCCGGTAGCCCCGACATCACCGGTGGGACCCGTCCCGCCGGTAGGCCCTGTTCCGCCCGTCGCACCAGTGTCACCCTTGTCGCCGGTTCCACCGGTAGGTCCGGTAACTGTTGATGTGGGACCGGTAGGTCCGGTGTCCCCGGTAGGCCCTGTTGCAGCCAAGGAAACTGTCTTGGAGTATTCCGGATACAGGAAAACCTGTCCGTTTTCAGCCCCTACGACAGTAACCACGCCAAGCTCCTGTATAATATCACCCGCTGCGGACGGTGCCGTTAAGGTCCACCCACCTGCGGTAGTTGAAAGATATACAGGGTCACCAACAGAACCGCCCGATGTATCTTGGGCTGTCAGTGTGGCCTCGCCGTAGACATAGCCGATATCACCGTTGCCTATAGCTTCGGTTGCTACCCACTGTCCACATTGAAGGCCAGCCACATTGGCATCCGCCTTGGAAACTGTGAGCAATAACTGGTCGGCATCCCAACCAGAAATCATCACAATATTCCCAGCAGATATGGCTTCAGCGGCCACTACCTTTTTTCTGGCATATTGTCCAGTTACATATCCCATCGTTCTCTCCTTGTTTTCAGAGTCGCCTCCAGCGGGGGGCAACACACCCCCCGCCAAAAACAAGCAATTTACGAAACATTGGCACCGTAAACCCATGTCCAGCTTGAGAAACCATAGCTGTAACGGGTGTATACGGACCACTTGCTGACATAGGTATCAAAGTCCTTGTCCTTGTTGAACTCGGTCGGTATCCTGTCAAACCACTTCAGGAACATCTTTGAATACCTGCTGTCTATGAGGAACCAGTTGTTGGTATCGCTCAGGTAATCCCAAACGATAACATTATAGCGGCCCTTCCAGAAGTTGGCAGTGTTGTCCGAACTGTCAACGACCTTATCGGAAGCCATAAGTTCCCATGCCGTCTGTTCCAGTTCCGGCGGGACCAGCAATGTGTCGCCCATCGCAGTGCAGAGGTTATCCGTCTCGTCAAGATAATCCCTCATGGCCAGCCTTGCGGTAGCCAGAGAGGTCTTGGACAGGGCCGTAGTCCCTATGTTGCTCTGGGTTGTGGCAGTGCCGACCCAAGTGTGGCCCGAGGCACACAGAGCTTGGGAGTCACCACCAGCGAACACACTGGTATTAAACGCACTGTTGAACACAGACGCAGCATGCTTTTCCCGTGTGCGTTTTGCCGAGACAGCAAGCTGCTGAGGTCTGCGGTTTATGATGCTGTAAAGGTCATCATCCACCAGCTTCCTCTCTATTTTCATACCCTTCACCCACTCCTTGTGGGTATAGGATATGCGATACTGACCTTCAAAGTCCGTGTAGGGAATTGTCCCCGTGAACTCCTCAAGGTCACCTATTCCGCCTATGGCATAGTCGTATTCAACGGCTTTACCAGAGGTTTCCACGCCGTAGAGTTTCTCTGACTGCGTGTCGGGTAGGCTGTATTCGTCAAGGAATATCTTTCTCAGACCGGGGTCTAAGAGATACCCAAAGTTTTCTGACGCTACAATACCCATTGTGTATCACCTCCTCGGATGTTTACGATTCCTGCACGCCGAACACATGGTCCTTAAGCATTATCTTGTAATAAAACTTAGGACCGTTTCCACCCTTCACCTTATCAAGGTTGTTAAGCCCCTTGTGGATACCGGGTTTCATCGGCTCCAGACCTTGGTCCCTGTCTATAAAGGTCTCCAAGATGCGGATGTTCGTGGCAGCTTTGAGCTGAGTCTGACAGTCCCCGGATGCTACAACCTTTGCAGCAGCGGTAAGCGGCAGTGAATACTGCCCGGGAGCCGCAATAACAACCACGGTATCAGACCCGCCGCCGGTTGTCACTAAGGCACTGTCCATGGTGCAAGAACCACTCGCTGAGGCCGTTATAAGCCTCAAACTACCCTTGACACCGACCTGAGTGAGCGGGAAATAGACCCAGTTGAAGTCTATGTTGTCCTGCAAGCTCGGAACGGTCAGCGTCGTGGTAGATGTGCTGGTTATCGCAACATCGTCAGCCGCAGCCAGAGAGTGTTCTACCTTGTATATGGCAAACGGGTTGATGATTATCTTCCCATACTGCCCGCCGGAACCCGTAGCCGTATCCGGGGTAGTCCCACCCGACTCGTATGTCTTCTCGTTCAGGATACCTATGGCATTTATGGCCTGATTGGCCGCCGTGGCGTTATACGCCGTGACGAACCTGCCCGGTTCCGTGGCCGTGGTATCCAGCATGAGAAGCTCACCGTAGTCAAGGTTAGCCGCATCATATACCAGATAGTCTCTGACTATCGCTTCGTGTGAATAGAAGTCATAACTATACTTCATTGTTTCCTCCTTATCGTTTACTCCCCCCGGTTTGTTCTATAATGTCCCTGAACTTACCGGCATGCTTGCCACCATTGGCAAGTGGAGCATACGGATGCATGTCAGGCCGGCCTGATATGTCGTATTGAAAAGGCACACCGCATTTCCTGCAACGATACCGCAGTCGTGTGGGGCCTATGTTCTCCACGAACCTTATGGCCTTGCTCTGGCATGTAGGGCAAATCAGTTCGCCCCTATATGCTCCCGGATTTATCCCCTTCTTGAGGATATTTCCATTGGTTATTATCTCGGTCATTTCTGCCTCCTTGACTTATGCTTCTTGTAGTCCTCCGGCTTTACACCCATGACCATAGCCGCAGCCTGCTCCTGCTGGCTGAGTGGCTCGTCATCGGATGTTGCCTGTGCGGATGGCGTATAAGTCCCTTGGAGACCCTGCACTTGTTCACCCTTCTGGATTTTAGACAACACTTCCTGCTGTGCCTGCTGGGTAAGAGCCTCAACCTTCTGACCTTTGACAAGGTAGTAAGCCATGTCAACGATACCCGGCTGTGTCCTCTGTGCCGGCGGCAACGCCCGGACATAGTTGTCTATCTCGGTAGCATAAGTAGGATAGTCCTTGTATTTACCCATGGCCTGTGCCTTTTGCCCGTCCACAGCACGCTGCATACCATCGTAGTGCTGTATCCCGTTCTCTATCATCCATGCCGTAGCCTGCATTGGGTCTTGCTCCCATAGCTGTGCAGCCTGTTGCATAAGGTTCTGCTGAGGCTGCTGAAAGCTCTGTGCCGGATAATAGTTCTGGGCTGGCGGTATCTGCATAGGCGGTTGGCCATATACCTGCTGTTGTCCCATCCTACTCTGCACCTCCTGCACCAACTGGGTGAGGTTCTGCACTTGGTCTCTAAGTTCCTTAGCTTTTGCCCTTTCTTCCTGCAAAGCGGTCAAAGGAACCATTTGCCCCTGTTGTTGCCCAGCTTGGGCCTGCTGGGAAGCAGCCTGTTGCTGACCCTCTTGGGCCTGCTGGCCGGCTGCGGCCTGTTCGTTTGCAGGGGCTGCCGAACCCTGCTGATTATTTACGGCGGCTTGTGTCATGTTATGACCTCCATTTACCATGGCTGTTACGGACAACCACGAAACCGATGCAGCGTTATGCTGCCTCCCTGTCCATTACATCCTGAGGGAGATGTTTTAAAGCTTCAAGGGCCTGTATCTCTGCCTGTTTGACCTCAAGGTCCTCTTTCTTGACATATCTCAATGTCTTTTCCATCTGTGTGATACGGAAGTCTATCTCACCGCACACATCCTCCCACATTGAGCTGGCTGCTATTTCTTCTGCCCTGTCAGGTTTCAAAGGTTTGCTCATCTTGGCATCGGCCCCATTATTTCCTGTTTAATCTGTGTCGGGTTGGCCCCTTCGGCCATCCTCTGTCTTATCGCCTGCTGCTCCTGTGGGCTTAACTGGCCCGGTTGGACCATGGGCTGTGCCACAGTAAGCTTCGGTATATCCTTGAACCCGAACAGTTCGGCTATACGCCTGTTGATTTCCTGCCTGTTCACTGTCGGGTCATTTGCTGTAACCTCTTTGTATCTAAGGAGTTGCCCCACCTGAACCTCCTTGGCCATGGTCTCAGAGATACCTGTTGGTATAAAGTAGACCTTAGCGTCTATATCCTGCGGCGTGAGAAGCACGGGAACCTGAACCCCGTCGTCCCCGACTATGGTTATCCACTCCTCTACCGTCATAAACTGTTTCATGTTCTGGAAATAGAACATCGCAAGCTGTTGGATAAAGTCTGTCTCCAGCTTACGCAACACCGGACGGAACCGTGTGCCGGCCGCACCCTGCAATAGCTGGATACCCATGGCCGTCCTGTGTTCGGCACCCTGCTCCGGCATGAGGTGTGCGGTTGCACCCGTCGCTTCCCGGAAGTCCTGCTTTGCCAACGCTTCTTCCTCGTAGGCACTCTTGGTCACATCGGGCGTATCCATCCACCGGATGCTCTGCGTAGTGTCAGACACCTTATGCCATTGACCCGGGCGTGATACCTGAAGCTTCCGGATGTTGATTAAGGGGTCGTTGCCGTTATAAAAACCCTGCTTGTTAAGCACAAGGTCTACATTGTCAAGCCGTTGGTTTACGGTCTTGTTAAGCCTGTCGTTAGTAGAAGCCCCGACTTTGCCAACACCTATCCCAAACCAGTTCGGTTTCTTGTCTTCAAAGAGTTTTAACCGGCAAAAAGGCTCCATCTGATGGTTAAACGGGTTCGGAACGCCTCTTATCTTAATAGACCTGTTGACTATGATAATCCAGTAAGGAACGCCCATATTCTGCTTTGTCCGGCCGTTTTCGTCCTTATAGTCCTCGTTCCACGGCCCCCAATACTCCAGAAGCTCATACTGCTCACCCTGCTTCAGGTCAGCTTCCAGCAGGTCAGCCGGCAACGGAGAGTCCAAGGCGGCCTGCAGGTCCTTGGTCTCAAAGAAAGGGTTATCCTTAAGACGCTTAAGATACTCGGAATCCACCAGACGCTGCCTTATGATAGGCAGGCCGTCCCCTATCTCCAGCTTGGCAGGATGCGGATACATCTCAAAGAAGTCCACATACTGGCATCCGGGCCTGTTCTCCAGTATGGTCTGATACCGGTTGCCGTCATTGTCCAGTTGCCATGCCTTCTTGACATACCATGTGGCCTCAAGGTATCCCGTCCCGAACAGCGTAGTCTGGCCCAAGGCCGGTATAGCCTGACCCTGCACATCAGATACCCTGAAATAATGCTGTATTGACCCCTTGATGACGATACCCTGCTGGGGGGTAGCCTGACCCTCCACATGGCAGTCTATGGGTGCATCGTTGGGGAAAAGGGCCGTAAAGAGCCTCGGCGAAATGGTCTGCTCCGCCTCTACCATGACAGGCACGGCAACTTGGTTCTGCCAGTCCTGCTCCCGGGAGGGGGGCTTACAGCTCCAAAGGTCATACGCCTTCTTGGCCTCCTCAAACTCCTTATGCCAATGCTTCTTATAACGCTCAAACTCAGCGGCCACATACTTGGTCATAGGGTCTTGAATATTGTTCTTTATGGTCTTGGTCGTCTTTTTTGTAGCCATTATGCCTTCCTCTTACGATAGGACCGCTTAGGGCCATCATACATGCCGGACGGATGTTTAGGGGGCTGACCTGTCTTTAAAGCAAGTCCTGTTTTTGATTGAGCTATCTTGGCCGCATCCGCAGGAGTCTTACCTTCCCGCAAAAGGGCGTGATACATCTTATCAACTCTTGTTCCAGTAGGCATAGCCAGCCCCCCTAAAAGTTTCCAGCCTTCCGCTCCACAAGGTCATGGTAGTTCGTGCCGCCTTGGCCCTTATAGACCGTGGTGGGATGCTTGGTATACTCCCCCTTGTATACCAGCTCACCCTCCTCGTTCTCCTTGGGATTGTGGAAATGCGGGTCAGCGTTCATAATATACTTCAAACAGTCCATAAAGTGGTCGTTCTTCTTCTTGGGCCGCTGTTTCGGGTCCAAGTCGTCACTCCCACGCCTGTATTCGTCCCAGATATAATGTGTAAACTCATAAATAGTCTGTTCACAGTTCCTCATCACCCTCAGAAGCGGGATTTCCATGCCGGCCGTGGTCTCAAACTTGGGTAACAGGGCTTGTTTGATGCGGTTACGGCCCAAATCCGGGTCCGTGTTGGCCCGGGAGGTGAATATCCCATACCTCATAAGCTCTTTACGGGTATTAAACCCGCCCGCCAACTCATTATCCTTGTCCATCGCAGGGTCTATGAAGCGTATCAGAGGCACTCCAGACTGTTCTTGTGCGTGAATTGCATGTGCGATTTGCTCCAGATTCATGCTATCAAGCCAAAGCTCGTCATAAATCCAGAGTTTACCATGCGGGTCCGCTGCGAGCCAAAGACATGCGGTTGGCGTGCGGGGGTGAGGGTCAATACAAAAATACTTCGTCCAGTGCTTGGGTATCTGGAAAGGCTCTATTATGTGCATGGACGGGTTGAACTCTTTATATATCAAACCTGTAAGGTGTAGAAATCTACCGTGGATACGGGCTTCTTTTTCCTCGGGTGTGAGTGAGGCTTCAAAGTCCTTGATGGCATCTTCCGAGAGGTGTGGGTTATCTCGGATGTCAGTTGTGACCACGAATACATTTGGGTCGTTGGAGTTATAGATGTCATCGTATATCCACGGCTGCGTGAGAGGAGTGAGCGTAAGCCAAGCTCTCCCTCGGAAATCAACAAGGCCACGGAGCGTGGCTATCCACTTATCACGGGGTATAGGCTCATCAGCCCAGAATATGTGGCCCCTCCAGCCCTCGTATTGCTCCGTAGACTGCTCGTAAGTCAATATATCAAAAGAACTACCGTTCTTTAACTCGTATTTTACCGGCACCCCTATGGGGTTGCGGGTTATTTTCTTGATAAGGGCCGGGTCCAGCCACTCGTTGAGGAAGGGTATGATGACACCACCGGCCGCCTTTTGAAAGTCTTTACAGGCTATTCTCCCTATGACGGGGCCTTGGAACCGCATATCCTCCGGATACCACTCAGGATACATGCCGGTCACATGGAAAAGGAACTCCTCGCCCCCGCAGGTAGTCTTACCCGACCTGTTCCCGCCAAATATGGCCCGGATGTTGGCTTTGGACAGATGGAACTCAAGTTGCTTGGGATGTGGCTCGTAATACAGAAGACGCTTAGTCTTTCGCCAGCGGACCTCCAAGTCCATCAGCGTCAGGTAGTTCTCCTGTTCCACTCGTCCCAGTGCCTTGAACTCCTCCTCCGTCAAGTGCATGTCTTGCAATGGCACTAAGTCGTCTAAACTCATATACAAGCTCCTCGGGAGTGTGACTTTTATATATGGACACCTGTTGGTTAAACTCCACTGTTGGCGAAGATTTAGCCAGTGTGTTCATTATCCGGGTAACCTCACGGCTACCTTCAGCATCTAACTTTCCATTACTTTTAAGGTAAGCCAGACGCTCATTTATCATTTTCAGGGCTTTTGCTTTGGAATCCTTGGTAAGGTGCCGTATCTTCTCGGTATTCTTGAGGGTTATCTTTTCCAGCTCACTATGGAATATGGCGGCTATTTCACCCATTTTCTGGGTGTTGCCTTCGTAAAGGTCATACATAGCATCTACGGAGATGTCGCATGCCTTGGCTACTTCCTTGATAGAGAGGCTACCTTCGGAGAGTAACTCTAACGCTTTCCAGTGTTTTGGCTGGAGACCTGCTGATTTTCTTCCCAACCGCTCGCCCTCCTGTCTTCAAAATGCACACCACAGCCCTTGCATATCCAATAAAAAGGGGTCATCATGCCCTCCCGCTTACAGCGTGGTGCCTTATAGAACTCCTTGCTATAGCATACGGGACACTCCATGACCCCTCCTTTTATATAAAAAAAGAGACGACGCTCCCTAAGCACCGTCTCTATTGTATTCCGCTTAAAGTATAACACAATATATACCATTGTCAAGCTGTTAAGAAAAGAAATTGGGGGGCTACACACATGCCAAGGG